TCATGGCACGGTATAACCTTCATGACTACATTGATGATCAGCGACATTGGCTTGCGGTATGGCAGAACCATCTTGAGAGGCTGATTGGTCATAATCTGGTTTGATGCCTACTTTTTCCTCCCATTCCAGGAGGTCTGATAGTCTCCAGCGTTTCGGGCTTCCATTTATTCTCGGCTTCGGAAATGGCTGAGAAAAATAGGCTGGCATCCGGGAGGGGGTACTCCAAAAATACAGTGTGCTCCGCGAAATTTTGTATCTTGATAAAACATCACTGGTTATCAAAATCTCAACAGTAGCAAATGTTTTGTCATTCATATGGTGCCTCTCAGTTACATTGTCCTTGCAGGTTGCGCAGTTTCCGAACACCCATCATTGCGGTGGCTACGTAGCTGGTGGCCCGGTTAACTACTTCGACAGGAACCTTTACGCCATCCACTACAACGGTGTAATTGGTAACGTGCTTTTGTCTGCCGTAATCGCCGAACTTCTCATGATGCGCCGCCAGTGCAACATCACATGCGCGACGGCCCAATGGCGATTGCTTACTGCGATTTATAAGGCGCATAAAACCTCCTCAGGCGGGAGGGCGTAACCCCTCCCGATGCAATTAGCCGATGTATTCCGGTTTCATATCGTCCAGGGTGACGCGGTACTTATCGTGCAGTTCGTCGCCAAGATGACGTTTAGCAGCGCCAAGCGTGCTTTCAGCTTTAGCAAACATCTCTGCGGCTTCCGGTTCGCCAGGGTTTGGAATTGAGTTGATCACTGCCTCGACTTTGTTCTGTGCATCGACCTGGTAATAGCGCTTCACTGCTTTGTTTTTTAATTCGGTGAACAGCGCAGTACCCAGCAACGCTTTCTGTGATTCGATATCCGCACGGATTGCTTTTGCCTGATCAACGGAACTTGCTGTATCAATGCGTTCGCGAAGATCGTCGGCAACAGCATCAACGTTAGCTGCCGACTCCTGCGCGCTGGTCCTGGTGCTAACCTCGCTGGTGATTTCCTGTACGCTCATGCGCTGGACTGGAGCAGGGTTAATCTCGCGTTCTTCTCGTTGCTCAACCTCATCAGGGCTGTACACGCCGAGGATCACTTCCGGGCAGTACAGGCGAGCCCAATATTTAACGCCCAGATAAGCAATTTGCTGTTTAGGGTTTGAAACCCATAGCGGAGAATTGCGGGTAACAACGCCGGAGAGGTAAAGAGGTTCTCCCCAGGTGATTTCAGATTCACCTCGCAGAATGGCACCAACCTGAACGAACAGGCCGATCTCGTCCTCATCCGTCCAGCCACGAACGCGCTCAGTGACGGTGTACTTCCCATTTTTACCGTTTTTATCGCGTGTGATTTCCTGTGTCCTGGTGCAGCGCTCCCAGTCACCCCCATAGCGGTAATGAAAACGGCCATGAATGGAACTGGAGCTTGCGATTACTGCGTTGACCAGTTGTGCCTCGTAACCAAGAACACCGTTAACCAGGTGTGTTTTCTGCGCCACAGCGTAAGGGTTCATGCCCCATTGCATAGCCTGCATGACGATAGCCATACAGTCGGCTGGTTTCCCTGCAAGATGTGCCGGTACCGTCACCTGTGAGTCTGCCATCAGGTTAGCGAAAGCTGTTAACTGACCCAGTGCCTGAACGTTAAAAATTGCGTTACTGGCAGAAATGGTGTTTGGTGCCTGCTGCTCAGTGGTAACAATATTTGTGTTTTCCATGATTTTCCCCTTATGCCTGTACGCGCAACGCTTCAAGGCGGCGCACATCAAAATCGTTCAGTTCGTCGGTGTAGTCTTCTGTGATAGGCGCTGGCCATTCACCAGTGTCGAAGCCGTTTGCTATCGCTCGCATTGTTTTGCGGTATTCCAGCATGCCAAGTTCCAGCAACTGGGTAGACGCCTCAATGATGGCGACCCAGTGGTAGTTCTCGTCTTTGTTGACGAAAATCCAGAAAAACTGGTCCAGCGCCGCAGTTTCGCAGTACATGGCCGCGCTCAGGTGATAGTCCCGATCGATGATTTCCCGGTGCAACTTCGCACGCAGGCCTTCCTGCTTGATGTTCCACATGCTGATAGTTTTCAGGTCGGCGCCAATGCGCAGGCCGCCCATATCGAGCTCAAGGTCAGGGCGTACCCGAACTTCCAACCCGGTTTCCTCATCAATCCCAAAATAGCTCACCTCGACAGCGCGGCTTGGGTGAGTCAGCAATTTGCCGGCGGTCGGGTGCTCCAGCAGGGCTTTCTGAATGTTCAGCGCGGTGCTGAGCTGTTGGCGGGTGACCAGCACTTTCCCTTCGGTGTTCTCCCGCCACGCATCCAGCAATTCGTCGGCGAATACCGCTGCCGGGTTGACTGATTTCACGGCCTGAATCAGATCGGCCTTCGTGCCAGATACTTTCAACGGCGACGATTTTTGCGCTTCCTGAGCGACCAGGTCAGGGTTGATTATTGCCAGTTGCTCCAGCAGCGCGTCACGGCTGCCGCTGGTTTTAACCGGCGCGGGCAGGGTGGCGTTGTACTCTTTGATGCAGGCTTTCATCGCCGTGGCTGTATGTTTGGTGCCGTTTTCAATGCGCTGGAATTCTTCGGGAAGCTGCTCATACGATGCATAGGTTTCATCTACCGAAGCTCCAAGCGGCATCTGCGACGGCAGGGTGGCGTTGTACTTTTCCAGCAGCGCTTTGATATCGTCAGCACTCAGCAGCGCTGGCAGGCTGGCGTTGTGCGCGTCGATGAACTCGCGCAGGGTGGCGGTGGTGGTGAAAGCACCCTCAGGGATCTCCGGCTCTACGCTGAACTCCGCTTCGAGGTTTTCCGGCTGTAGAGCCAGAGCATGTACCAGGTTGCCCATATCAAGCACTGGAGAGCGCTCTTTGACGATAGTCTTCTCTACGTGACGCGCGTTAAAGTACATCAGCGACACGCGAGCATCTTTCACCTGAGTTGAGCTGATCCCGTTGGCGGCGTGGTAAACCTCGTTTGGTACACCTTCATAGCGGCCCGGCTCGAAGTATTCCGGCCAGGCTGCTTCTGGCTCTTCTTGTTGCGATTCCGGTACGTTTTGTTGCGCCTCAGGTTCAGATTGGCTCACAGAATCGTTGTTCTGGTGCGTTTCAGCCTCTACGGTAACTGCTTCTTTACCAGTACCCAGATCGCCTTCGCCTGCCTGCACCGCATCACCAGCCTGTTTTTCATCACTGTCAGCTTCTTGAACCTGCACATTGCTGGTGATCTCCGGATTCGTTTCTGTGCCATGAGTTGATGAGTTCTGCATTAAAGCGGACACGTCGAAAATACCGTTGCCGACATTTTTAACCAGTTCAGGTTCGGTGGTCGGCTGGCTTGTCCCGGTCTTCACCCATTTTGGGTCGTTCGGGTCGCTGATGCCTTCCACATATTCACCGCGCGCGGCGGCAAGCTGTCGGTTGGCTTCTTCTACCGCGTCTTTTTCCGGAGTGTGTCGGGCAGCCGTGAGAGCTTCCTCGGTGGGGTTCTCGTGATCAGTCTCCGTTAAGTTGGCGTTGATATACCCCTGAAGGCGTCCGGGGTAGTGATAAAACTCAGGGTGTGCGCTTCGGATCAGCGCGAAAATAGCGGCGCGGGAATAATCCAGGATACCGGGCGTTGCGCGAAGTGCTGCGGACCATTCTTTGAATGGACTTTCCTTTTTCTTTACGATTTCTTTTGCGCGACGGTAAACGCTGCCAGGTAGCTCATAGATATTAAAGTCCATAGGCAAAGTGGCCATTGCAATCTCTACGTCCAGAGTATCGAGAGTGTGTTCGTAATCAGGGTTACGGTCAGTCTTATTGCCACCGCCAGCGTTGGCGCCGCTTTCAGTGCGTTGAATAGCCGATACACGGTTGCCTTTCGCCCACTCCTTAACGAGCAAACCGCGATCGATATGCTCCGTCTCGAACCATGTTTTAAGGAACTGGATAACAGTCGCCAGTTCAGGAGTTTTTCCATCGACAGGGAATACTTTTTTAACGGCATTCACTATTTTGTGAATGTCATGTTCAATGGCTTTCTTGAACGCTTCAACATTCTCGGCGGCAAGCAGCAGGTTCTGGACATATGAATTATCGGTGTCCATTTCGAGACGCAGAATTTCTTTTTTCTGGGAGGCGTCGACGTGATAAAGATACTCACCTTCACCTATGTACTGAGCAAGAACGCGGTGACGGAGAGGCATAGTTGCGACAACAGTCAGCTCGGGGGCTGGGGCTGTTGCCTGGGCAGGGCTGTTGCTTTCGTTACCAAAATTTTCGGTGTGGTCTTCCAGCACTTCGCCTGTTTCGGTATCAACACCATCGACGATATGCTGGCGCGCCGCGGCGGCGGCTTCAGATGATGGCAGGGTGACGCCGGGGATTTGCGTCCAGGTCATATTGTCTTTAGCGAGTTGATAGTAATCGCAGAAAGTGAGGCTCAGTTCGCCTTCCGGCGGCAGCTCGTTAACGACAGGGAAATTAGTAGCGACAGCTTTGAAATAATCTTTCAGCTTCGCACCGGATTTAATCAGAAGATAATCCAGTGTTGCATTTGCCGCTTCAAAATCATCACTGCACCAGAGTACAGCGTCTTTCTGGCCTGATGATTTCTTTGCTTTGCGGACTAAAAATACAGGATTAGTTCCACTCATTGTTTTGTCCTCAATTCGTGTAGAATGGAGGTGCCTTAACAGCACCCCGATATATCTGGTTGTTAGGTCCGGTTCGCTTTGGTCGGTTGGACCGGACAGGGCACGCCCGCTTCGGTGGGCGTTTTCTTAATGGATGGTCTGATAAAATTTTTCTGAGTAATCAAGCTTGTAACTTCGGTAATTACCAAACCCTGCTTGTTCTCCATCACTTACCTTGACTGTGAGCAGCGAAATGGCTTCTACAGCACAATGAGGACAGTCGAACTTTCCGAGTACATATCCACCGTCGAGAATCACAGTAGTTTCGCCAGTTGAATTTGAGTGAATAACGCCTGAGACTTTCTTTTCGCAATTGAATAAAGCAATGCTCTTATTAACTGCTTTCAGGTTCATTTCGATTTTTACGATTTCCATAAGTTCTCCAGTCTTAAATTCAGGGTGTAGGAAGCCACGCCAAATTAATGGCGAATCTTTCATTTCATATTTCGGAACTACTATTTAACTTTCGTGCGCCATCTGGTCGTATTCAGCGCACTGCCTGGAACAATATTCCTTTTCTTTGCGCGCCAGTTGCGAGCCGTTGAGATAGAGAAGGGTGTTTTTTACTTCTTTGCCTTCATCAATGGATTTGTGGCAGTAACCGCATTGTTTAAGCATCCGGATCTCCTTTCTGCGCCAGCAGGTAGCAGAGGCGGCGGATTAAAACCTCAATCCGGTTGAGCGGGACGGCCTGCTGTCGAGCTGGTTTACGTGCGAAATCAATCATTCTCACCCTCGTTTGCCTTATCGCCGGCCAGCGGAACGTTTATCACCTTCTGCGCGTTAACTTTTCCACCTCATTCCGGTCTTCGTATGCCCCGGACGGCTACTTCGTGGGCGTCCTGCCTGGGTGGTTCGTTGTTGCTATGGAATAAGTAAAGCATCATTTTACTTCTTAGTCAACTTATACGGAATTAAAGTGTAAAGCAAAGCTGTACAACAAGCATGTTCATTTTTGAACTATGTTTAGCAGCTCAATATGTATATGATTAAAAAAACATCAGTAAGAGGTGGTTATGGAACGCGATGAGCTGGAAGAAGACCGTGCGGCATTCATTGCGGGTGAGATTGGCGGCGCTGTGGTCGAATTGATAATCGACGGCGTAGTGATTAACCGTGATGCGATCGTTGAACGTCTGGAGGAGAAGCGGAGGAGAGTCGGGAACGTTATTCACAAAGGTGTATTGCGGGACGCGGCTGCTATGGTGAGGAAAGGGCAATAAAAAACCCGGCTCGGTGGCCGGGTTCTCTACTGTTTGGTAAGTAGTTTATATGCTGTATATACAGCACCAATTATGGCAGGAATGGCTAAAATTATTGCTAGTTTGGCTTCTGCTACGGTCGTTTTCGTGTTTGCTTCAGTGAGTTTTACTGAGGTATTAATTTTTTCTGAAAGAGATTTATTGACGGCGTCAAAACGCTTGTCGACTTCATCAAATCGTTTGTCGATTGCGTTGAATCGGTCGTCTACACGTTCAAATTTATTATCGATGCGTGTAAGGGTTTCATTAAGCCGTGACAAAGTTGACTCAATCGAGTCGACTTTTTTTTCGAGTCGTTCTAGTCGCTCCGTCATGCTGCCTCCACCGCCGTCACCGCCACCATAACCATGGTTCGGATTATGCACGCCGTATTCTTCGTTGGCAACTTTAGCTTCTCGCATAACAAAAGCTGATCGTGACATGTCAAAGCTTCCATTCTTTTGATAAATAGAAAAAACACTCGCTATTATGAATCATTCGACTACTTTCATTGTCGTCAACCACGTGGAGGGATAAGGTTACTCTGTAAACCCCTTCATTTTCAGCGTGAATATTCATAATTGACATATTTTCAATGCTTACAGATTCATTGCCAGAAGTTGTACCCGCAACGATAGGGTCTGTTTGAAGAGACTGATTGCTTCCAAATTCAACCCTTTGATCGCCATAAAATAAATCGACATCAACGCGATAATTTACTTTGGTTCTGATGATCAAACCAAAAGAAACATCAATGCTAATTTTACCTGATTGCTCATCTGGCTTTATCCATGGCTGCGGGTAGTTCAGCGAGCGGGCTATCTTTCCGGGAAAGATTTGAGATACGTATAAAAAAGAAATTCTTTCCATATGTTAAACCCTCAACCGTGCTTCCTGTAGATCTGTGGCGTATTACTCCGCATCACCCTTAATCCGCCGCCCCATATACTTCGCGTACAGCTCGTCTAGTTCCTTCAGGCGCAGGGAGACGATCCGCAACATGTTCTGCTGTTCTTCTTCCGGTAACTGGCGATAGAGCTCAAGCAGGCGCTGTTCGTCAGGTTTAAGTCCGTCTTTCTCTCCGACATCCTCACCAAGCAGCCACGGAACTGATACGCCAGCAGCATCAGCAATAGCTAATGCGGAGCTTTTGCTAATTCTTCCTGTTTTGAACCAACTGGAAACTGCTTGCTTGCTGACACCAGCTACCCTGGCCATCTCTGTTTTAGAGAAACCCTTCTTATTTAACTCTGCCAGCCTGGAGATCAGGCCATTCGTCAGTGTGTTATCGCTCATCGCCTCATTGTAAATGATTGCTTTACTTGTAGGTAGGCATGTGCTGTTTGACTTGTTGGTAAAATGATGCTTTACTTTTGTCATCTAAGGAGGTCCTATGACTGGTATTGAAAAAGCAATTCAAAAATTTGGAACAGGGGCTGCTCTTGGAAGAGCGCTTGGATTTTCAAAAATGACAATTTCCAACTGGAAAAAGACCGGGATTCCACCCGATCACATTCGTTCAGTTTTCGAACTTACAGGTGTTACGCCACATGAGTTACGGCCTGACTTGTATCCAAATCCAACAGATGCATTACCAAGCCAAGAGGCATCAGCCAAATAACCATAGAGGATATTTACCCATGGAGAACGCAATTGCACGAAAGTTAGACCCACCAGAAATCAACCCGATTGAGATAGAGAGTGTCCTGCTCAACCGGCTTGCATCAGTAGGGCAGAAATCATACGCCGAGCATATGGGCATCAGTGAGTCGACAGTCAGCAGACGTAAAGCTGAGGGATATTTCTGCAACATGGCGAAAGAGCTGGCTTTTCTTGGGATTCAGGCCGCGCCACCGGAGGCGGTACTGGTATCCAGAAACTATCTCACAGCTGTAGAGATTCTCGCTGATGCAGGGCTAAAGGCTGAACGAGCCAGGCCGGATGCGCTGGGGGGGGACTGAAAATGGCAGCAACCAAAAAGGCGAAAGCCGTGGTGCGCGAACACCAACGGCTTTCTGGTGGAATTAACTGGATCAATTCACAGGAGTAATTATGGCAAACACTGCCGAAGTAATCAATTTTCCTGTGCCTGACGTGGCACCTAAGGAGCCGCGCGTGGCAGATCTCGATGATGGCTATACGCGCCTGGCAAATGAACTTCTGGATGCCGTGATGTGTTCTGGTTTGCCGGAGACTGAGCTGTGCATCCTGATGGCCGTATGGCGCAAAACGTATGGATACAACAAGAAAATGGACTGGATCAGCAACGAGCAGTTAGAGGAGATGATTCAGAAGCATCATACCCATTGCTCGACAGCAAAAAACAGTCTGATCAGGAAGAAGGTACTGATTCAGGAAGGCCGCAGGGTTGGTATGAATATCCATATTTCCGAGTGGCAAACTAAAAATAACGGATTCTGCAAAACATTAGCTAAACCTGCTAAGAAAACCTTAGCGGAAGTTGCTAACGCACCTAAGCAGAAGTTGCTAACCACAAAAGACAAACTAACAAAAGACAATATTAAAAGATCTACGTCAGAGAATTCTGACGAATCCTCTGACAAGCCAAGAAAGAAACCTCATGTCCTAAAACCCGAAGCAGCGATTCAGAGAGGCAACAAGTGGGGAACTGCTGAAGACCTAACTGCTGCCGAGTGGATGTTTGACCTGATAAAAACCATTTCTCCATCAGCCAGAAAACCTAACCTGGCAGGATGGGCTAACGATATACGCCTGATGCGTGAATGTGACGGACGAACACATCGCGACATGTGCGTGCTGTTTCGCTGGGCGTGCCATGACAGCTTCTGGGCTGGCAACGTCATTAGCCCGGCAAAGCTCCGCGAAAAGTGGACTCAACTCGATATCAACCGCAACAAGCAACAGACTGGCACAACTGCCTCTAAGCCAAAACTTGACCTAAATAACACTGACTGGATATACGGAGTGGAGCTATGAAAAACATTGCTGCGCAGATGGTTAATTTTGACCGTGAGCAGATGCGCCGTATTGCCAACAACATGCCGGAACAGCATGACGATAAGCCGCAAGTTGAGCAGGTTGCTAAGGTCATCAACAACGTGTTTAGTCAGCTTATGGCAGCGTTCCCTGCTACCACAGCTAATCGCAGCCAGGCTGAGATGAACGAAATCCGGCGTCAGTGGGTTCTGGCTTTCCGTGAGAACGACATCACCACCATGGAGCAAGTTGCGGCCGGAATGCGTGTCGCCCGCCGTCAGGAACGTCCGTTTCTTCCGTCTCCAGGCCAGTTCGTCGCATGGTGTAAGGCTGAATTGGCAACTGCTGCCGGGCTTCCTGATGCCAATGAACTGGTCGATATGGTTTACCAGTATTGCCGCACGCGTGGTTTATACCCGGATGCAGAATCATATCCATGGGAATCCAAAGCCCATTACTGGCTTGTCACCACACTGTACTCAAACATGCGAGCTAACGCTCTTAGTGATACCGAGTTGCGCCGCAAGGCAGTCGAAGAACTCAACCACATGGTTACCAGGATAAACCGTGGAGAGGTGATCCCGGAGCCAGTTAAGCAGCTTCCTGTTCTTGGTGGCAGACCACTAAACCGCGCGCAAAACCTCGCGAAGATTGCAGAAATTCGGGCCAAATTCGGACTAAAGGGAGTCAGATCATGATAACTGCATTAGATATTGAAAAAGTAATCACCGATAAAGGGCCAATGAGCAACATCAAAGGTCCGCTTATCAGCAGTCAGCGCTACCTCGACAAGGCAAAGGTAAGCGACAGAGCGGCAAGATTTAAGCGTTTTATCGTATCTGTTTACCCGATAGTTCTGCGTGGGCAGCAATACACCATCCTGATGGATGGCCACCACAACTACGCGGCGGCAAAACTGGCTGGCATAGAACCTGATTACCGACCAATCACCAAAAAGGTGCAGCGTATTCTCGGTGAGATGTCATGGCGCGAGCGTGAGGCATTCTTCATCAACAACGTTACAGACAGCAACTACTACTTTGTTGAAACAGGCGAAGTGGTTCATGAGTTGGTTATGCCTGACACGTCCTGCAAATTCCACGCGCACGCAGGTAACCAATGGATTTTTGGAGGTGCAGCATGACAGTCCATACATTGAAGCAATGCCGCCCGAACCAGGAAGAAACTGAGTATTTCTGGAAGCTGTTTCATGCGGCGCAACGTAATGATGCTCGCTGGCACGGTAGTGAGATCAGCATTATCGCCGATGAGCTATCCCGGACAGATTTAGATCGTGACCAAAAACTGTTCCTTCTCCGCTCCTGGCAAGTGCTGGTAGACGACAAAGGTGGATTCGGGCGCTTTATGGGTGCCTTTGATACTTACGTCTACAACATGCAAGACCCGGATGATGACTGCGTAGCGTGGAAACCTGAACTGGCCCAAATACTGAACGACGGCAATTGTTTCGACATACTGCTTGATGCGTACCATGAAGCCCAGCAGCGCATAGCAGAACTGGAGGCGCGGGAGGTCAACCTGTCAAAACTCAGCGTTGGAGAAGTCATGCACATGAGCGGATTCAGCCGGGATTATGCCGAGGGTTGGTGTGCTGGCAATGATAATGCGATACACGAAATACGCACCGCTGGCATCAAGGTTAAGGAGTCGTGATGGAATCGCAATCTATTCTGGATATGTGCTGCGGCTCGCGCATGTTTTGGTTTAATAAGCGCGATGAACGCGCCGTATTCGCCGATATCCGCGCCGGGGAGCATATATTGTGCGACGGTCGCCGCCTGGTCATCAGTCCTGACCTCATTGCCGACTTCCGCGCATTGCCGTTCGCTGATGCGTCGTTTCCTGTCGTGGTATTTGATCCGCCACACCTGGAGCGTGTGGGCCAGTCTGCCTGGATGGGTAAAAAATACGGGTGCCTGAATAAAAAAACGTGGCGTTCTGACCTCCGCGCCGGATTCAAAGAGGCGTTTCGCGTATTGCGGCCACACGGCGTGCTCATTTTCAAATGGAACGAAACGCAGATTCCGGTTAGCCAAATTCTGGCGCTGACGGACGTAAAACCAATTATTGGCCAGCGAACCGGGAAGAACGACAAAACCCACTGGATTATTTTTGTGAAGGATTAACCCATGACCACTATTACCAAAGAATGGCTACAGCAAACCATCGCTGAATTTGAAAACACTCGCGACGATATTCCATTTGGCCTGAACGATGACGACGCCAAAATTCTTATTGTGCTGAAGCGTGCGCTGGCAGCGCTTACCGCTGAACCTGTGGCGTGGACTGACGCTGAAGAACTGCGGGATTTACGTACATTCGGTTTTTGCGAAATGTTCACAGTTGAACCTGTCAGTAAGGATGCTGATATGTATCGCGTTATCCCGTTATACACAGTCTCGCAACCAGTACCAGAACGCGAACGTATTCGCCGTGAACATGCTGAATGGTCTGATGCCACATTCGGCGATGTTGGCCCCATCGGTCCACTGAAGCACCTCTCGAAAGAGGCATTGGAAACTGCCGCAGAACCTGGCGACCTCAGCGAATGGGCTGATATGCAATTCCTGTTATGGGATGCACAATGCCGCGCTGGTATTACTGACGAGCAGATTGCCCTGGCGATGGTGGAAAAGCTGGCGGTGAACAAGAAGCGCGAATGGCCTGAACCGAAAGACGGTGAGCCACGACTGCATATTAAAGAGCAGTCAGCGCCGGTAATTCCGGATGGCTGGATAAGCTGTAGGGAGCGGATGCCTGAGCAAGGTGCTTACATTTCAGCGGTGTCAAGGCATGGTGAATACGTAGCCGGGCAAGTTATTGACGACTGGCTAGATCTGCATGATGGAACATCATTCGGACTTGATGAGGTGTATCTATGGATGATGTTGCCTCCACTGCCAGCAGCACCACAAAAGGAGGTTAAGTGATGGGCGTCAAGAGCAAGAGGGAGAGGTTAGCATAAACATTAATCAAGGCTCTTATGGGCTTTTTATTCTATTATAAACGGACTTTTTTTGAGGGTGATACCATGAAGCCGAAGAAGCTAAATGCTGAGCAGCAATATCAAACAGACCTTGAATTGGTCAAGAAGAAGCCCGCAAATCGTACCGAGGCAAAAGCTCATTTGGCAGCGCAGTTACGGATTAGCAAGTACAAGGCGCAGAACTCTTCCAAAATTCGCGTTGGCAGTTTCAGGGGAAGAAAGAAGGTGCATTTCAGTAAGGCCGAAGAAGATGCCAGGGCGGCACTAAATAAAGCAAATGCCATTAGATTTTCTGAAGGGGAGGTTGAATCCGTTGATACAGATCGAATCTCTGAGAGTAATAAACGCTGGCGTGGGAGAACTGCTGACTAATGTCTGACTGGAATATTGCAGCACAATCAAAAGACAAGCAGGACAACGAGGCGCTCAGTTTTACCTACGAATACGCGTTTGCCCCGGAAAACCGCTACAAATACTAACCCGTTGCGGCGGGTTGGCTGGAGGGTCGATTATAATTAAAGCCCACCCAAATGGGCTTTTTAGCAAGGCTTATCCGAGAGCGCCGTAAAACCCCGTTCTTTTAGGTCGGGGATATAAGGCGTGCCCTTGATCTTCTAACTAACCAAGAATTCCCTTCTTTTAGGGAGGGGAGTGTCAATCAGGAATGTGTATTATAAATCCACTTATGTCCCAGGCATCCATCGGGACGTGATACCCTAATTCTTTCAAGCGATTAAATGTTGGCTGGAAAACGGATAGATAATCATCTTCGTTTAGACCCTCAAGATCTAAATCGTCGAGCTCGACACTGAAACTAGAGTGTCCTAGCTTTATTTTTTTACTTATCTCGGCGAATGTTCTCTTAAAAATGATTCTGGAAACTTCTTCTTTTGCTTTTTGTATGATAGCGACGGCCTCTTTGGCTGAAATCTGTTTATCAGCAGGGATTTCTCCTACAAAACTACCTTCTAATCTTTGAACAATCTCTGCGTTCATTGATCGGCCATTTCCCTTAGCGGCAACTTCAATTTTCTCTTTTAATTCAATTGGAAGTCTAATACGCAACTGCGGATCTTCTCTGCTCATTTTTTCACGAACACCTTAGAAAGTTCACAATATGTAAATTATGCCCCACCGTGGGGTTGACAGCAATGACGCACGGTGTGGCAATCAAATTGCCCCACCGTGAGGCAATTTAAGGAGGTGGAGATGGAAAAAGCAAAAGACATGTATCAACGCAAGGTTCGTTTTCCAGAGGATGTAAGGAAGGCGATTGAAAGAAATGGGGAAGAAGAGTGTCGGCAGTTCAACACGGAACTTATTTATCAATTGAGGAAAGTGTACGGACTGGTTAGAGAGAAGAATGCTAGGACATAAAAATGGCGAAGCCCAGCAGTGCGCTAACACTAACCGGGCCTCTATCGAAGATAACCGCAAAGGAAATATCGACATGCCTAATTTAGCAATAAAACCTACTGAATGCACTATCAACGTCCCGTTTTACGGTTCTGAGCTTTATGTGGTTAACCATAACGACGAGCCGTACACCCCGTTGACAGCTCCCCTGCCTGAAGGCCGGGGAGGAAAGGAGGCATTCTGATGAATTGACAGGGAAACAGATTGCTGAGGCGATGGAATACCTTGCGGGGAAAGTTCTGGAAGGTGAGTTATTACCAAAAGACCATGGCAGATCTACGCTTCCCTCCGCAACCACCAAACATGGGCCAGGTAGGGTACTGCTTTACCTGAATGAAAACGGTCAGGTTAAGGACACTTACCCGTTAACTGAGGATCAGGTAGTCATGTCATTTGATGCATTTGTCAGCTATTTCAGGAAAAAGGGATGGATAGTAGCTCCCAGGGATGAGGTAGTAAAAGGAATAATGGGGGCAATACAGGTTTTATCGTAGCAAAAAAGAAAAACCGCCAGTTGCTGCTGGCGGCCATCATTAACTTACATAGAAGGCAAACTCTATGGATTCGATTATCAAACATTTCGAGTTTAAGTCAAGTGAAGGTATGGCTGTAAGTATTGATGCGGCCCGCTTCAAAGGAAAACCGGTATTCCTTGCCGTGCCACTTGCAAAGGCTTTGGGTTATACCAACCCGGCTGATGCATTGAAAAAACATTGTAAGTCACTGATTAAGCTTAATTATAGCGAATCGCGAGAATTGGGTTTCGGTGACAACCTGCGGGGTATCCAATTTGTTGGTCAGGCAGACGTTTTTCGCCTTATTATGCGCAGCTCCCTCCCATCAGCAGAACGTGTTCAGGATTGGGTTTGCGAAGAGGTTCTCCCTGCGTTAATGGATACCGGAACTTACAGTATCAGAAAGGAAAAAACATCATCTGGCCTCCCTGAATACCGTCTTGCAAAGGCCGAACAGTTGAAAGCGCTGGCGCTGGAGAAAAATATCGCATCCGCTCGTAAGTTGATGGTGATGCTGCCCCGTCTTGACCCTACGTCCCACCAGACGCTGGCGGCTTCGCTGATTAATCCGATTATCGGTTATGACGCGATCCCCTTACCGGTGATTGAAGAGCATTACTACACCGCAGCGGAAGTGGGTGAGAAAATCGGTGTCAGCGCCAATAAAATCGGTCGCATCGCTAACGCAAACAATCTTAAAACTGAGCAGTACGGCAAGTTCTTCCTGGATAAATCCGCGTACTCCAGTAAGCAGGTCGAGGCGTTCCGCTACAACGCAGAAGGGATCGAGGCGCTCCGCCATTTGATTCAAAGTGTTGATGTGGCATAAGAATCACAACTCAGAAAGTCTAACCCGCCCATTGCTGGGAATTCCTCGGCAATGGGCGGGGTTTTTCGCTTAAAATCTGATATGAAACAACACGCTAGCCTTTGCAAAAAGTGCTATTCACCTCTTGAATATTCTTTCTAACATGTATACTGTGTTTATATACAGTGGTTAAATGTAGAGGGAATTATGAGAATTGAACTTGTTATCAGCCGGACAAAACAGCTGCCGGAAGGTGCCGTTCCTGCACTTGAAAAAGAATTAACTACCCGTCTCCAGAATCAGTATGAAAACTGCACCTTAACCATCCGTCGAGGCAGTCAGGATGGTCTGAGTATCATCGATGCCGCTGATGGCGATAAAAAACGTATACAGAGCATTCTGCAGGAAACGTGGGAAAGCGCTGACGACTGGTTTTATTAACATTGCGCTTAATGCTGGCGCGCATTTTTCAGAATACCGCAATTTGCGTATCCCTTTGATGCTGCTGCCGACAATTTTTAACTGCGCCTGTACATCGTCTGAAGGGAGAACAAAAATTGAGTAATTCAGCTTTGCAAAAGTCAGAAGATAGCTGGTATGACATTGTAAGAAGATCTGATGGCTGCGTGGTGTTTAGCTTTCCATCATCAGGCAGGCATCTTATCTATCGTGTAAATGGCATGATATCTATGCGTCCTTTGCTGGATGATGAGGAAGTTTTTACTCCCAACGGTTTTATGCATTTTATTCGCCGTCTCGGCTACCGGGTAACACCACCTTCTGATAATATGAAATCAACGGCCTGAACAACCGTTAACCTTCTGCGCCACGGAGAATACCATGGCGCACGAATTACAACTCATCAAGCAGTCATCTGGAATTCTGATCCCCGCAACGCCGGAGACCAGTGATATTCTGCAATCAAAAATCAAACTCGGTGCCGTGCTGGTGGCTGAGTTCCGTCAGGTGAGGAATCCTGCATTCCATCGCCGCTTTTTCGCGTTGCTTAATCTTGGGTTTGAATACTGGGAACCCACCGGCGGTACCATTTCTGCCAATGAGCGCAAACTGGTAAACGGTTATGCAAAGTTTCTCGCTGCATATGGCGGGAATGAAAGCGCATTACTGAATGCGGCTGAGCAGTATCTGGAACAGATTGCAAACCGCCGGGTAACAAACGGAATTAGCCTCTGTAAATCTTTCGATGCATACCGCGCATGGGTGACGGTTGAGGCTGGTCACTATGACGCCATCCAGTTACCGGACGGTACCCTTCGCAAACATCCCCGCAGCATCGCTTTTTCCAGTATGGATGAGGTCGAATTTCACCAGTTGTATAAATCCGCGCTTGATGTTCTCTGGCGCTGGATTTTATCACGTACATTCCGTACCCAGCGCGAGGCCGAGAACGCTGCCGCCCAGCTAATGAGCTTTACGGGGTGATGGCGATGAAATACTCCTGGTTCCACCACTCTGATTGCACAACCGAGCAGGCCGACACGCTGATATCGGATTATCAGAAGCGGGGCGTAAGGACAGAAAAGAGCCTGAACCCTGACTTCATTACCTGGACTGTCAGCGCGAAATTACCTGAATGCTCATATCCGGCGCGGACGCCGAGAACTTACCGCCAAAAGGTCTGGGGGTGAGCATGGCTATTTATCGCAGTAAAAAGTGGTTTGCTGGTGGTGCCAGTTTGACTGCTCCCCGGCCTGAAGGCTGGGGTTTCCCGGAGGCATTCTGATGAAGTCTGAAGTTATTGAGTCCCTTCGGTAGCACTGGTTATGCCTTCGCAATTACATTCGTATTCACCAAAATGCAGGGGAAAATAAGTGAAAAATTTATCCTGGATACGCCAGCAACTGATCACGGCGACGGCAGATCTAAGCGGTGCAACAAAAGGGCAGCTTATGGCCTGGCTGGAGAACGCACAATTTGACACGAAAACCTATCCCCGAAAAAAACAGCGCATCCGTGATGAAGTGACCGGGAAAATAATAACGCTGAATAACCCTCCGATTCCGGGTAAGCAATCACTGGCGAAAGGAAGCGCAATTCCGCTTGTGCAGCCGGTAGAATACGCCACTTCCTCATGGCGTCGGGCGCTTTTGTCACTTGATGAACACTACAAGGCCTGGCTGCTGTGGAACTACAGTGAAAACACTTGCTGGGAGCATCAGGTTGATATAACCCGCTGGGGCTGGAGTGCGTTTGCGGCGCAACTCGACGGAAAGAAGATGGCCGGTAAAACACAGGAACGACTCCGGGCATTAATCTGGCTGGCGGCGCAGGATGTCAAATCTGAATTAGCCGGGCGTGAGGTTTATCAATATAAAGAGTTAGCGGGACTGGTAGGCGTTAGCGAAAAGAACTGGTCAGAAACCTTCACCAGACACTGGCTGACCATGCGTGCGGTATTTCTGCGTCTTGATCAGGCGTCTCTTTTGAGTGTAGCGAAGACGCGAACGGAGCAGGTCGCATTCAATCAATACGCACTTAATTGACACAAACAGGCATCCGGGGCTATATTCCCGGAACGCCAGCAAAATCTGGCGTCGGGATTGGCGTCCCGGATGTTAAGAGGCGACACCAGACGCGCCAGCGTCTTTTTTATTGTCGTTTGCACAGTCACATCTTCGCATTATGGTGGGCTGTGTGGGGGCGGAGAAATCCGCGCCGGTTCCTCTTACCCGGTTACGCCAACCCTGCACAGTTCACCACCCATCGATTGGCGTCGTTGGTGGTGATTATCTCAGTTAAGAGGGAATTACCATGACAACTCAAATTTCTGCCGAAACTCTTGCTCCGATTACCCATCACCAAATCCCCGTCATTACCACTGAGCTGTTGGCGCAACTTTATGGAACTGAAATAAACAATATCAAAGTAAATTTCAGTCGAAATTCAGATCGTTTTGTATGCGGGAAACATTACTTCAAGATTGAAGGAGATGAACTTCGCGCTATGAAGCACGAGGTTACTCAAAGTAACTCTGTGAAAATTGCCCGTAATGTTCGATCCCTCATTCTCTGGACGGAACGCGGAGCAGCCCGCCACGCCAAGATGCTCGAAACCGATCAGGCATGGGAGGTGTTCGAGAAACTGGAGGATTGCTATTTCAGTCAGAAGCAACAAACCCCAACTCGCCAGGCATCCCCGACCATCGATATGATGAACATCGATCTTCTCATTCAGATCCGCGATGGTAACGTCAAAGACATTCGGCAGGTTGGCTCTGATATGTTTGTCGGTAAGGTAGACCAGATTCTGAGCGGCTTGCGTGAAAGTGGCTGGATCGTTATCAAGCGCGAATTGTTGGCCGAAAAATTGGCTACATGGTGATAGTGCATGTTCCAATATAACCCGCCGCAGCGCTGAGGATTCCTCAGCAATGGGGCGGGTTTTTCCGCTTAAAATCTGATATGAAACAACACGCTAGCCTTTGCAAAAAGTGCTATTCACCTCTTGAATATTCTCCCCAACAGGTATGCTGTGTTTATATACAGTGGTTAAATGTAGAGGGAATTATGAGAATTGAACTTGTTATCAGCCGGACAAAACAGCTTCCGGAAGGTGCCGTTCCTGCACTTGAAAAAGAATTAACTACCCGTCTCCAGAATCAGTATGAAAACTGCACCTTAACCATCCGTCGAGGCAGTCAGGATGGTCTGAGTATCATCGGTGCCGCTGAGTGACTGGCGTATGGCAATGAGCCGTTTTAGTATCGAGTTCGGTGACCGCCTGGACGGTCACTTCTGAGAAAAGGCGTTTACACAAAATAGTAAACAGGCTCTTGCACAAGCTAAGCCATTTCTGGGAATTCTTCTTCAACTTTTTGCTCAATCGCTTCATGAAGGCTTTCTCGTTTGCTCTTCTCATCAAGTAAGGCCAGAGTCTGTCTGTACTCTGGTGCTTTGGCAAATTCTACAAACGCAGCATCAAAGCCAAGACTCTTAACCTTCTGCTCAACAGACTTCAGTGGTACGCGGAAAAACTCCTTGCGGTTATTAATGAGGTTTACTCGGTGAGCTGAGAACTCATTATGCAGACTAGCCTCCAGAGCAGGAGCGTCATCAGAATAGATAAGTGCATGAATATCGAACTTGAACGGCACAGATGCTGAGCCAAGCTCATTGACTCTCTCTTCAGGCTCCAGCCTTCTGGTTAACCCAATTTTATATACACCTTCGCCAAATGCACCCACATTTGAGATAACATATACATGGCCACTGCGGGTGAGTTGAGCCTGGGATTTTGCTCGTTCTGAAAGCTTCCTGGCCTCTTCAAGTTGCTGCTCAAGCTCAGCGATTCTTTGTTCAATTTGTTCTTTTTCTGCACTTGTTGCTTTCTCAAGTTCCTTGCGAGCCCGCTCCATCGCTTTTTCGAAGTCACGTTCTGCTTTCTGCTCCTCGCGGATGGCCTTTTCATATTCTCTTTGCGCTTTTTCCTCTTCGCGCTGCAACTCACGTTCTTCTCTTAGTATTTCTCGCTCATCTTGCAGCTTCAGTTCCTTTTCATGACAGAGCAGAAGCTCTTCAAGGCGGAGGTTAAGATAATCATACGTGATTCTAATATTCATGGACTCGCCGAACTTATTAATAGCATCGAAAGCGCTCTCAATTCGCTTCTGTAGTTGTTCAACATTACCGGCTTTTATTTTGGCAATCGCTGCATCGCACTCGCTATTGAACGCCCTGACAAGCAGCTTCACGTAGCGTTTAACCATTTTTTTGCCTTCCGCTTTACTGCCATTGACCTGCCAGTCGATGCTGAAATCACATGCAGCATTTTGCCTCAACAGGATCTTTTGCCTTTCTTTATTTTTGGTAATGGCTTCCTGATAAGCGGCTGAATCATGATAATCGAAGGTTGGCTCATATACGCCATAATCAATCATTGAAACAGCATCACTAACACTGGATAGCTTTTCAGTTAGCTCTACGAGAAGAGCCCGTTTTTCTCTGTACTCTGACTTCAAAGCGGCCAGTTCTGCTTCATGGATAGAAAGAGCCTCCTGCACTGCCTTTTCTTTTTTGTCAAGTTCTGAGCTTTTTTCGTTAACCTCTTTGTCGAATGCTTTACGCTTCCCTTCAATTTCTTGCTGAAGGCTTTGTCTGGCACTCTCCTCATCATCAGATAATTTTTTTCTGAAGGATTTTTCCTCTTCATCAAGTTGATTGCGCAACCTTAATTCTTCTGCCTCAAGATCTACAATCTTACTGAACCTCTCCATATCAGCATCATGTTTCTTTTTCTGTGATTTGAGTTTGATAAAACAGATTAGCAGAATAATTAAAAGCAGCAGAATGCAACCAAGAAGACCCCAAACCATGCCTATTTCCTCTCTCCTGAGTTAATAGGCATATGGTAACAAAGCATCAAAAAACGATCATTACATAACCAATGCAAATATTACGTACTAGCGGTAGTGAACTACTAATGTAGCGAAGCACACTCTTCCGGTGATCACCACCGATATGTTGGCTCAGGTTTATGGCACTGAAACTATTCGCATCCAGCAAAACCACAAGCGCAATGATGATCGGTTTATTGAGGGCAAACACTTCTTCAAGCTGGAAGGTACTGAACTAAAAGCATTTAAGAACAGACTATCTTTAAGCGAGTCTGTTGGTAAACGCGCTCGTAGCCTTGTTCTCTGGACAGAACGCGGCGCTGCCCGCCATGCTAAAATGCTCGAAACCGATCAGGCATGGGAGGTGTTCGAGAAACTGGAGGATTGCTATTTCACCCAGAAACAACCTGTTCCTGCACGTCAGTCCCATCCCGCGATTCCATTTCCAAAAGAACGGCGTTTCGTTGTAACAGTGTTCCCTGACTAGGTGCGCGACAAGCCCCGCCGTTCAGGGCGGGGAGGATGTCAAGAAGTATTTGTCGGCAAAATATCGAGCATATTAAGTGATCTTCGACAGATGGGGGTGGATAGTGATTAAGCGTGACCGGCTGGTTGAAACGCTCGCGACATGGTGATTGCAAAACTGGATTAATTCAAGCCTCGCCAACGTGTGGGGCTTTTGCGTTTTAGGGGGCTCTCATTCGCGGACTTTTCTATTCAACAGGCTTTGAATTGTGGCTTCTTGTGCACGTCGTCACAAGAGCCTGAATCGTATTGCCGCCAGTTGCGCATAACGTTCTGGAATCATACTCACGTGACCAGTGGCATAACCAATTTTCCAGGTCATCCACTGAGTAATCTTTACGAGCCAAACCCTCTGCGATGGTTACGACCTCATCACTCGGTGCTGTAAGCTCATATCCGTTCAGCAACAGGAATACGTAACCTGCCATCATAGCGGTGCGTTTGTTTGCGTTTGCGAATGGATGATTCTGGATTAGGCTTTCAATTAGAACAGCAGACAGACGAAACATATCGTCTGTCTGCTCATAATATCGAATGGTACTTGGCCGGGACTGGGAAGAACTGAGGTTATTCAGATTCAGTACGCCTATCGGTTCATTTGGCGTCTGAATCTCGATCAGAGACCTGTTGATGTAAACGATATCTTCAATGGAAAGATAATTGACTCCTTCAACATACTCTATCGTCATCCGTTTTTACTCAGACCTTTGAAAGTTCTTCCATCGCCTTCTCGTAACGAGCAAACCCAAACTCAAAGGCGTTTTTAACTTGACCAGTATGTGAACATGCTTTGCTGATCGCTGCACGAGGTTTCGCCACCGTGGATTTGTCACGAGGCGGAATGTACAAGCGATCTGCCTTTTTTAATGCGTGACCCATGATTATCACCCTCATGCACGTTTGGCAGTGCTTTCTCAAATTGTAAATTTAGGATGTAAACACATCTAAAAAATTTATGACCACTTTAAGTGGTTGAGGACAATTTAATACCATTCGTCATATTTGAGCAATGGGCCTGTGTCTGAAGATAAAAGCATGTTCGACGAAAATCGCATTGGACATTTTGCAATTTAACGGCATTTTCGCAGAACTACTCCTCATGTAATAGTAAACTATTGTCACGTTCTCAGGAGATAGGCTGGGCCTATGAGTCGGCTAGAGTGGACACAATGCCGATAAATAGCACTTTTTGCACAAAAATCATGTCCTGGTTGGAATGCACAACGCCCAACATTGCTGTAATATTACGCCCCCTGTGACTGCTCCCAGCCGTAAACGGTGAGGCTTCCCACTTCTCACGCTGCACTGGCACATTGCCAGACTCACGCAAGCTGGTGATTGCAAAACTGGATTAAAACAGCTATATTTCGTGTAAATCTGATATTGTTGCTATAGCTTCAATCGTCGACCAAAAAATTCAAGCCTCGCCATCGTGCGGGGCTTTTCTGTTTGTGCCGTCCGGAATAATCCCACTGAGTTTTGTCGTTAATCCACCGGGTGGCCTTCCTGCTTCACACTGAGCCATTCGAGCTATCGAAGGAGAGGTTTTGACTGCTCCCCGTCATTCAGGGCGGGGAGCAGTCAAAAGTACTCACGTATTGAAAAGAATGTAGCAATGTTCGTTTTATTTCTTTTGCTTAATTTAAATGCGAGGTTGAATATTATGAAGAAGATTTTTTTTGCTTTTGCATTGGTAATGCTGGCCGGGGCGAGTAATGTCTATGCAACGGTTAATAGCTGGTATCTGAAAGACACTACGAAATATGAGAATGTTAGAATTACGAATGTTTTTTATGCTCCTTATTTACACTCGCCAAGGATTTGTGCATATTTCACTGCATCATCAGGTGGTTCAAATGTTACTGGGTGCGCGGTGGCTGATAATGGCTATTATCAGAAGAATGCAGTACAGACATCACCTTTCATGGAAATTTTTGATACTGTAAAATATTTTTATACAACAGGTGAGAAAATATCTGTTTATATAAGAATAAATGCATTTTCGCACTTTGATTCAAGCGTGTCACAAAATGAAATCGTGGCTATCGGGACCTGTAATCAGTGGTGTTTTGGAGAGATAATTAAATAATTTTTATAATATACCATAAGGAAATATGATGACAGGTTATTCTCGTTTCTTAAGGCTGGGGGTATACCTTATGTTTGCGTATAGCCCTTTTTCATCTGCTGTCGATTTTGTTTATCGTGTGGACTCGAGACCTCCGGATGTTATTTTTCGGGATGGATTTAGTTCTCACGGTAATAACAGAAATCTTCAGCAACATATCAGAGGTGACTCCTGTGCCGCCGGTAGTCGGGACAGTAACTATATTGCGACCACCTCAGATATTAATGAGACTTATAATATAGCCCGAGTATATTATTCCAGGGCAACATTTAGTGGCAGATTGTACAGATACAGAATCCGTGCAGACAATAGTTTCTATAGCCTTCCTCCGTCTGTCGCTTATATTGAGTCACGTGGTGTCCAGTTTAATCATTTTGAGCGAGTGATGATGCGGTTGCAAAGTGAGTATGTAGCTGTAAATTCTATCCCAATTGAAAATATCCAGGAAGCAGTTGAGCTTGTTTACGACAGAAATACAAGTCAGGTAAGGGACGGGCCTGGAACATCAAATTCCCGTTATTTACGAGTGAGTACACAATCAAATCCAGGGGTAATACCCAACTTACCAGTACCACAGGTCAGTACCCGGGAAAGGATTAGTGCATTTGGTACTTTAATCAGTGCTTGTTTTTCAATGAGAGGAGTGCGCAGGGATGAGGCACGTAGTAATTATAATTACTATGAAATGGAGTTTTACGACGCGCGGGGAGTTTTAACGGAATTATTGAAGTGACTGCTCCCCGGCTTGAAGGCCGGGGTTTCCCGGAGGCATTCTGATGATTGAGACATGCAACGACTTCAAGCCTTCAAATACGAACTAATGCCAGACGGCCAGCAGGAGCGGAAAATATGCCGTTTCGCTGGCTCCTGCCGGTTTGTCTACAATAAGGCACTGGCATTACAAAAAGAGCGCCACGAGCAGGGCGAGAAAAAGCTCGGCTACGCAGGACTGTGCAAGATCCTCACCGACTGGCGCAATAGCGCGGAAACAGCCTGGCTTGCCGATGCGCCGGTTCACCCCCTGCAACAGACGCTCAGGGACCTGGAACGGGCCTATAGCAATTTCTTCGCCAAGAGGGCGAACTTTCCGCGCTTCAGGAAGAAAGGCCTGTCCGACAGTTTCCGTTACCCCGACCCGAAACAGATCAAGCTCGACCAGGGGAACGGCCGTATTTTTCTGCCGAAACTGGGCTGGATACGCTACCGGAACAGCCGTCAGGCCACGGGTATTGTGAAAAATGTCACTGTCAGTCAGTCCTGTGGCAAGTGGTACGTCAGCATTCAGACAGAGTGCAAAGTATCGGCCCCCGTTCATCCGTCAACATCAATGGTTGGTCTGGATGCCGGCGTGGCTAAACTCGCCACGCTGTCAGATGGCACAGTCTTTAAACCTGTAAACAGTTTTCAGAAAAACCAGAAGAAGCTGGAGCTACTTCAGCGTCAGTTAAGCCGCAAGGTTAAATTCAGCAACAACTGGCAGAAGCAGAAACGCAAAATACAGCGACTGCATTCCCGTATCGCAAATATCCGCAGGGACTACCTTCACAAAGTCACCACGGCCATCAGCAAAAACCACGCAATGATAGTCATTGAGGATTTGAAGGTCAGCAACATGTCAAAGTCAGCAGCGGGTACGGTCAGCAAGCCGGGGCGCAATGTCCGGGCAAAATCAGGTTTAAACCGTTCGATACTGGACCAGGGCTGGTATGAAATGCGCCGCCAGCTTGAGTACAAGCAACTCTGGCGGGGCGGTCAGGTGCTTGCTGTTCCGCCGGCATACACAAGCCAGCGTTGCGCGTGCTGTGGTCATACAGCAAAAGAAAATCGCCAGTCACAAAGTACATTCAGGTGTCAGGCGTGTGGATATACAGCGAACGCCGATGTAAACGGCGCGCGTAACATTTTAGCGGCGGGGCACGCCGTGCTTGCCTGTGGAGGGATGGTGCAGTCAGGCCGCCCGTTGAAGCAGGAACCCACCGAGGTGATTCAGGCTCCGGTCTGAACGCTGTAGGAATCCCCGCCCTTCAGGGCGAGGAGGATGTCAATTTCAGGAAAATGCCTCGCACTAGCGGGGCATTTTTACCCGGCTTTTCGCGGAAAGCCCCTTCCTTTTAGGTAGGGGATATAAGGCGCTCTCGGATAAATCAGCCCGTGAAGCCTGATCCTATTTCCCCTCAATTCTGAGAGGACTCACAGCAATTAAGAGGGGGGATGAATGTCCGAACCTGTATCCAGTGCGACAGTGTTGGCTGGTGGAGTAATGGGGGCCAGTGTATTCGGCCTGGCAACCGGAACCGATTATGGTGTGGTATTCGGCGCTTTTGCCGGCGCGGTATTTTATGTCGCCACGGCAACCAACATTGGACGCATCAGGCTGGTCGCTTATTTTATTACATCATTTATTGTGGGAGTGCTTGGCGCCGGGCTGATAGGTACTAAGCTTGCGGCAATAACGCATTATGAAAAACCACTGGATGCTCTTGGCGCAGTGATTATTTCTGCAATGTGTATAAAGTTTCTCACTTTTCTTAACAGTCAGGATCTGAACAGCCTGTTCAGTATTCTTTCTCGTATCAGGGGAGGGGGATCAAATGGTAGCAAATGACCCTTCTGCAGTTCTGAATGCCGTAATTTGTGGGGTAATAGTAATCGTTCTGATGTTTTACCGACGCGGTGATGCGGCACACCGCCCCCTGATTTCGTTACTGGCCTATGTCATGGTGCTGGTATATGCCAGCGTCCCTTTCCGGTTTGTTTTTGGTTTATATGAATCATCCCACTGGCTGGTGGTGATGGTGAATATCCTTATCTGCGCCGCTGTGCTGTGGGCTCGCGGTAATGTGGCGCGTCTGGTAGATGCACTGAGGCACTGATGGATCAACAACAATTTCAGCAGGCGGCTGGTATCAGCGCCGGGCTTTCTGCGCGCTGGTTTTCGCACATTGATGCGGCAATGAGCGAATTCGGTATTACTGCGCCACTGGATCAGGCCATGTTTATTGCACAAACAGGACATGAATCAGCAGGATTTACTGTTCTGAAGGAAAGCTTCAATTATTCGGTGGAGGCGCTGAAAAAGACGTTTGGTAAACGCCTTACGCCTTATCAGTGCGAAATGCTGGGGCGTATTGATGGTCGCCAGGTTGCCCACCAGCCACAAATAGCCAATCTGGTTTACGGTGGTCGCATGGGGAACAAAGACGCCGGAGATGGCTGGAAGTATCGCGGGCGTGGGCTTATCCAGATTACCGGGCTGGAGAATTACACCAGATGTGGCGTTGCCCTGAAACTGGATCTGGTGGCGAATCCGGGACAGCTTGAGCTGGAACGTCATGCCGCCCGATCCGCAGCGTGGTTTTTTGTGACTAAAGGGTGTCTGAAATACTCCGGCGACCTGGTACGTGTTACGCAGATCATCAACGGAGGGCAGAACGGCATTGGTGATCGGCGGGAGCGCTTTGAAAAAGCAAAATCGGTGCTGGTTTGACTGTTCCCCGGCCTTCAGGCCGGGGAGGAAATGAGGCATTCTGATGATAGTTCTGCTGAAATTGCTTAAAAAATTCTGGAAGCCATTAGCAGAAATACTGCTGGTGGCTTTTTTGTTATGTGCTGGTGCGTACTGGTGTTATTCACGAGGTTATCAGAAGGCAGATTCATCCTGGAAATTCCAGTGGGCGCAACGAGACCTTACCGATGCGACCGCCGCATTGCAGCATGAAGTAACCGAAAGAGCGAAAGAACAGCGTCGCCAGCACGCCGCAGATGAAGAACGGAAAAGAGCCGATGAAGAACTGGCAAAAATACAGGCCAACGCTGATGCTGCTGAGCGTGCTCGCAGTGGGTTGCAGCAGCAGCTCGCAGCAGTACAACGGCAGCTCGCAGGAAGTGAAACCGGCAGGCTTTCCGCTATTGCCGCAGCAAGCCAGGCAAAAGCCGAGACCGGAATACTGCTCGCCCAGTTGCTTGGCGAAGCTGACGATCTGGCGGGAAAGTTCGCAAAAGAGGCTGATGAGCGTTATGTCGCCGGAAGCACGTGCGAACGTACCTGGGACAAAGTGACCGGGCAGAAGTGAAACCTGGTGACTGCTCCCCGGCTTGAAGGCCGGGGAGGAAAGGAGGCGGTTTTCCGGCTAACTGTCTTTTGCATAATCAAATTTTCCTCTTTAATATGTGAGGCTATGAAACGCGCATATAAATACCGGTTTTACCCCACGACTGAGCAGGCTGAGCTTTTAGCTCAGACGTTCGGTTGTGTGCGTTTCGTCTACAACTCCATCCTCCGCTGGCGTACCGATACGTACTACGAGCGAAAGGAAAAGATCGGTTACCTACAGGCCAACGCTCGCCTTACGGCGCTGAAAAAGGAGCCAGAATTTGCCTGGCTTAACGACGTTTCCTGCGTTCCCCTCCAGCAGTCTTTGCGCCACCAACAAACCGCCTTTGCTAACTTCTTCGCCGGACGGGCTGCATATCCGGCTTTCAAAAGCAAACGGCACAGGCAGGCGGCTGAGTTCACTGCGAGCGCGTTTAAATACCGCGACGGCAAGCTGTACATGGCAAAGAACAAAATCCCCTTAGACGTGCGCTGGAGTCGTCCGCTGCCGTCCGTGCCGTCTACTGTCACCATTTCCAAAGATGCCGCAGGGCGGTACTTTGTTTCGTGCCTTTGCGAGTTTGAGCCTGCATCACTGCCGATCAGCCCTAAAACGGTCGGCATTGATGTTGGCTTAAAAGATTTGTTCGTCACCGATACCGGATTCAGGTCCGGCAATCCCCGCCATACCGCTAAATACGCGGCTCGCCTGGCACTACTCCAGCGCCGGTTAAGCAAAAAGGCCAAAGGCTCAAAGAACCGCGCAAAAGCCCGCTTAAAGGTGGCCCGACTCCACGCGAAAATTGCTGATTGCCGACTGGATGCCCTGCACAAGGCATCCCGCAAACTGATTAACGATAACCAAGTTGTTTGCGTCGAATCCCTGAAAGTGAAGAACATGCTCCGCAACCCGTCGCTATCCAAAGCGATAGCAGACGCGAGCTGGGGCGAACTTGTGCGCCAGCTCCAGTACAAAGGCGAATGGGCCGGGCGGTCAGTAGTCGCCATTGACCAGTTTTTCCCGTCCTCAAAACGCTGTAGCTGTTGCGGTTTCACCATGAAAAAAATGCCTCTTGATGTTCGTAAATGGCAGTGCCCTGAGTGCGGAACTGACCACGACAGGGACGTTAACGCGGCACGTAATATCAAAGCTGCCGGGCTGGCAGTGTTAGCCCACGGAGAGCCTGTAAATCCTGAATCGCTCAAAGCGGCTTAGGTTCGGCTCGTTGAAGTGGGAATCCCCGTCCTTCAGGGCGGGGAGCTGTCAACAACACGGAAACCAAAGCGATAAGCCAGTGCGCAAGTCAAATGGCTAAGTGGGGCGTTGGTGGGCGGAAAAGATTGCTTCACGTTGCTCGTGAGCGAGTAGTGAATGAAGTGCAAATGTATTTACCCGGCATGGTGTGATTACAGCCGGTTAATCCAGTTTGTGCATTACGACAGTACTGCTGGCCTGTCTGTCACTGTTAGCCAGCTGCGTGCCGAAGCAGAAAAACTTGCCACCCGCCTGGACGCCGCAAAGCACACCGCAAATCTTGCCGCTGCCGTCAGAAGCAAAACAGCTGACGCCACCGCCGGAATGCTTGCCGACATGCTCGGAGATATTGCAGCAGAAGCTAAACGATATGCTGCAATCGCTGACGAACGTTACACCGCCAGGATAACGTGCGAATGGATACATGGCTCTTTAAGAGAAGAAAAAAATATGTTGAGTCGGGGAAAGTCATATTGATTTTTGTTAACATTACTATTTTGGTAGGGTGTTAATTGATATAATGAAGAATTCATTACTACGAGAATTTCAATATGAGAATAAATATTGATTACCTTAAGGGCCTAACTGGACTTTTTTTAGAATCCAATCAGCACTTTTTAACCACATCTGAATTAATTGAATCGGGTTATGACATTACTACCGGAGAGGGGGCATTTCATGCACTGCTGCTTGCAGAACAGGGCTATATAAGTAATTTGAAAAATGAAACTGGAACCCCTGAGTCCATCGGTTTGTTTGTCACCAGGAGTGGAGACTTTGATTATACAAATTCAAAGCTTAGATTAACGACTGATGGTATGGAATTTGCATTGTCTCTAGATAAGGACGATGTTTTTGAGCGCTTGAAAAATCTTAGTAATGAACCTATTTCAGTAATAAAAGATATTGGTGTTGAATTATTGAAAGGGTATGCAAAAAAGAAATTTGGTTTGAGTGTTTAAATTTAGTTAAATTCCATGGTGATATTTACATTAACTATCCGTCATAATTTAACACTTAATTTCTGAATTATGGCAACACGAGGTGTAAATGGCTGAATTAAATTATGAGGCAATTGGGCGTTGCAAAGTACTTGGCGAAAGTATCAGACGACTTGATATAGACCGCAACAAGTACATCCAAGAGTTACGCGCTGAAGTATCTAGATTAAGCAAAGGTAACTCGAATGCTACTCCACCAGTGATAGTTATCTTTGATATAAATCTGATTAATACATTATCGGAGAGAATTGCCATTGCTGATAGTGATCTTATGTCAGCTGTTACAGAGTTTAACAACTGGTGCCAGGATGCAGGAGAGAAACCTGTAGTTCTTAAAGAACCTTTCCGTACATAACTGCTAGATTATCACTACCACTTATTTACATAGCCTCGCATATGCGAGGCTTTTTTATGTGCAGAACACGAGCACCACCATGGATTTTTGTAAGGATGAACCATGCCAGCACTAATTCCTCGAGCCTGTCGTAAGCGCGGCTGTCACAGTACAACAACAGATCCATCCGGATATTGTGAAAGCCATAAAAGTGAAAGCTGGAAGCAATACAAGCCAGGCCAGTCCCGACATCAGCGCGGCTACGGTTCGAAGTGGGACATTATCCGTGCGCGTATCCTGAAGCGTGATCAATACCTGTGTCAGAACCATCGACGGCAGAAGATAGCTAAGAAAGCGACCAGCGTTGATCACATCATTCCAAAAGCTCATGGCGGCACTGATGATGATTCGAATCTGGAATCGTTATGCTGGGAATGCCATCGGGCCAAGACAGCCAGAGAGAGACTGAACTGATGGTGTATATCCACTGCACATATTGTGGTTCAAAACTGCATTCAGTCGCTAACAGCCCAAAAACATAAGGTGGTTCATCGCGCCGCGCCAACCTGCGCTGCGGCTATTGTGAGCAGTCAGGGCATAACTCTAATGCCTGTCTACACAATGTGAGCAGCGGTCGTCGGCGCAGCCTGAATGATGGCTTCCACCTTGATTGATGCCTACACAGGCCAGGGGGTAGGGGGGTAAAATCCCTGCCCCCTTTCGCGCTTCAGGACTGCCGCTCCCGTCAAATTTTTACGCGCCCAAATTAAGAAACTTTTTTCCGGAAGGCTCAGCCTATTGAATTGGAGGTTTTGATGGGTATTGCTGTGCGATCTTCCGGTGGTGGCCGTAAGCGCAATTTGCCTCAGGGTCAGAAAAGCAAGCTGACCAGGATTGCGCCGCCAGATGAGTTAATGAGCGATATAGCGATCCGTATCTGGAAAACTCAAAGCAAAATTTTAATTGAACGCGGTGTTTTTGATCTTGAAGACGCGCCGTTACTCCTGGCGTATTGCAATGCGTTTCATCTGATGGTTGAGGCCGAAAAAGTCATCGCGAAGGATGGTCTGACCGTATCAAGTGAAATGGGGGGTGAGAAAAAACATCCTGCAATCAATGTCCGTAATGACTCCGTTTCGCAGCTGGCTCGTCTGGGTTCACTTCTCGGGTTAGACCCGCTCAGCCGCATAAGAATGACCAGCGGTAAAAATGATCCGGACGATGAAGGGAATGAATTTGATGAGTTTGACTGATGGCTACATATCCGAACGTCAATGCGGCGAACCAGTATGCGCGGGACGTCGTGAACGGGAAGATACTGGCCTGCCGGTTAACCATTCTTGCCTGTCAGCGACATCTGGACGACCTGGAACGCGCCAGAGATCCACAGTGGCCTTACCGCTTCGATAAAAATAAAGCAGAACGTTTCCTTCGTTTTTCCCAGAAAATGCCGCATACATCCGGTGAGTGGGCTCGCCGGAAACTGCGTATTGATTTTGAACCCTGGCAGAAATTTGCGCTGGGCGTGCCGTTTGGCTGGGTGCGGAAGGATAATGGTTTTCGTCGCTTCACTGAGATTTACATCGAGGTACCACGTAAAAACGGCAAATCGGCTATCGCGGCGGCCGTTGGTAATTATATGTTCTGCGCCGATGGTGAGTACGCTGCGGAAGTTTACTGTGGAGCCACGACGGAAAAACAGGCATGGAAAGTCTTTGCCCCTGCTCTGGCAATGGTGAAAAAACTTCCGGCTCTGCGCCAGAAGTTCAGCATTAAACCCTGGGCGAAGAAAATGACGCGCCCGGATGGTTCCCTGTTCGCACCCGTTATCGGCGATCCCGGCGATGGTGATTCACCCTCCTGCGCCATCATCGACGAATATCATGAGCACGATACTGACGCGCTCTATACCACTATGACCACCGGTATGGGGGCGAGGGAACAACCCATCACGCTCATCATCACGACGGCAGGCTTTGATATTGCCTCGCCTTGTTATGAAAAACGTGCTCAGGTGGTCGAGATACTGGAGCGTATCCGGGAATGTGGTGAAAACGAGGCAATTTTCGGGATCATCTACACCCTGGATGATGAAGATGACTGGACGCAGCCGGAAGCGCTGATCAAAGCCAACCCGAATTACAACATTTCGGTGAAAGAGGGGTTCCTTAAGGCCAAGCAGCAGCTGGCGATATCCACGCCCAGCCAGACCAACAAAATACTCACCAAGCATTTCAATAAATGGGTGAGTTCAAAAGCGGCTTACTACAACCTGCAGAAGTGGATGACCACGGCAGACAAGACACTCAGACTGTCCGATTTTGCGGGGGAAGAGTGTTATCTCGGTATCGACCTGGCTTCAAAGCTTGACCTTAACGCGGTTGTACCCGTTTTCCGCCGGGAAATCGACGGAGTAAGCCATTACTACTGCGTTTCGCCTCTGTTCTGGGTGCCAGAAGATACCGTGTATTCGACAGATCCGGCGCTAAAAACTACCGCCGATCGCTATCAGTCCTTTGTTAATCAGGGCGTGCTGGTTCCGTCTGACGGTGCAGAGGTGGATTATCGCCTTATTTACGAAGCGATCCTGAATTTACGGGAGACGGTGAAAATAGCGGCCAGCCCGATTGATCCCTATGGCGCCACCGGCCTTTCCCATATGTTGCAGGATGAAGGGCTGGAGCCCGTCACCATCACCCAGAACTACACCAACATGAGCGACCCGATGCGAGAGATTGAGGCTGCGATCGCTGCTGGCCGCTTCCATCATGACGGTAATCCGCTGATGACCTGGTGCATCTCTAACGTTGTCGGCAAGTATTTACCGGGTAGTGATGATGTTGTACGTCCGGTAAAAGAGGGGGCCGGCAACAAAATCGATGGTGCGGTTGGCCTGATGATGGGGATCGGCCGCGCGATGCTCAATGGCCGGGAGAGTAACTCATCCGTTTATGACGAGGAAGATGTGGCATGTTAATAACGATTTTAAGCTTTTTTATCGGCCTCGCCGGAGCCTGTCTGATGTCTGCCGGTGCATGGCTGGTCTCACCAGCAGCCGGTTTGATCGTGGGGGGAATAATTTGTCTGGTATGGTCATTCTGCATTGCTCTTATAGCGTCAGACGGCATACAAAAATCAGGGGGTGAATAATGTTCATTCCCCAGATGTTCCGGGGTAAATCACGATCTGGTGGCGGTTTTTGGGAAGCGATGCTGGGAGGAGTCAGTTCAAACCAGAGTAAGGCGGGAATAATTATAACTCCCGAAACAGCGATAGCATTATCGGCTGTCCGGGCGTGTGTTACGCTTCTTGCTGAATCAGTCGCACAACTACCGTGTGAACTGTACCGGCGACGCGATAACGGAGGCCGGGAACGGGCCACTGACCATCCTGTTTATGATCTGATTCATTCCCAGCCCAATAAAAAAGACACTTCATTTGAATACTTTGAACAGCAACAGGGCCTGCTCGGGCTGGAGGGAAATTGCTACTCGATCATCGACAGGGATGGAAAAGGGTATCCCCGCGAATTAATCCCGGTTAATCCCAAAAAAATCATAGTTCTGAAAGGACCGGACGGGATGCCATATTATGAACTACCCGAAATTGGCGAAACATTGCCAATGCGCATGATGCATCATGTGAAGGTCTTCTCGCTGGATGGCTATATCGGCAGTTCCCCAATACAGACGAACGCGGATGTTCTTGGGCTAAACCTGGCCGTGGAAGAGCATGCTTCTCAGGTCTTTCGCCGGGGCACAACGATGAGCGGCGTTATTGAGCGTCCAAAAGATGCCCCAACAATCAAAAATCAGGATGCTATCGACCGCCTGCTGGCAAAGTGGACGGACAGATATTCCGGCGTAAGAAACGCATTCTCTGTTGCATTACTTCAGGAAGGGATGAGCTACAAACAGCTATCTCAGGATAATGAGAAAGCGCAGCTGTTGCAGTCCAGGCAGTGGGGTGTTGAGGAGGTCTGTCGGTTATATAAGATCCCGCCACATATGGTGCAAATGCTGGAGAAGGCGACCAATAACAATATTGAGCATCAGGGATTGCAGTTTGTCATGTACACGCTGCTTGCCTGGCTGAAACGGCATGAAGGCGCGCTGATGCGTGATCTGCTGCTCCCCAGTGAACGTGGTGAGCTGTATATCGAATTTAATGTATCAGGATTGCTGCGTGGAGATCAGAAATCACGTTATGAATCATACGCACTTGGGCGCCAGTGGGGCTGGTTATCAGTTAACGATATTCGCCGGATGGAAAACCTGCCTCCGATTCAGGGAGGTGATAAATATCTGACGCCGTTGAATATGGTTGATAGTACTAATTTACTTTCCGGGAAAAATAAACCGACGGCACAACAGATGCTTGAGATTAAAGCCATCCTGGGAGAAGAGTAAGCCAGTCCGTAATACGGGCTTTTTTAATGGTGGAAACCATGACGAAATTGATTAACCTGCCTCATCTGGCAGATCAGGTATTTGGCGTGCCGCATTATGCTACGCGCCAGACAATGGACTCGGTTAAAGCGGTGCTTATCCCCCGGATTCAGGGTGCTGTTACCGATGCAGGAATTACTATGGTGCTGACCCCTGATAACCAGCTGGAGCCAGCTATGGAACAGCCAGCAGGTGGTGTCGCTGTCATCTCCGTTCATGGGATTCTGGTTCCGCGTCGTGGGCAGATAACGGCGATGTGTACGGAACTGACGAGCTATGAACGCATCCGCAGCCAGCTTTATATGGCGCTGAATGACCCTGCAATTAGTGAAATTGTTCTGGATATAAATTCAGGAGGCGGAGCTGCTGTAGGGTGTAAAGAACTGGCTGATTATATATTTCAGTCACGTGATATAAAACCAATTACAGCGATCGTGAATTACAGCGCTTATTCAGCTGCATATTTTATTGCTTCAGCCTGCAGCAAAATTATCGTTAGTAAAACAAGCGGAGTGGGTTCAATCGGCGTTATTTTTGAGCATATGGAAGCATCGAAATGGGAAGATAGCGTTGGGCTGAAATTCACCACTATTTATCGTGGTGATAATAAGAATAATGGTACGCCACATGAGCCGCTGAGTGAGCAGGCACATTTGATGTTCCAGGGAATGATCGATGATATGTACGAGATATTTACGGCATCTGTAGCTGAATATCGCGGCATGAATCAGCAGGCTGTAATTGATACCCAGGCAGGACTTTACTTTGGTGCCGATGCTATTACTGCCGGTCTGGCTGATGAGGTGTCAGATCCGCAGTCTGCTATTAACGCTATTGCAGATAAATACAAAAAACCGCAGCAGGCAACGTCAATTAAGCTTCAGGCCGCAGTAATGGACCAGCAAGCAAAAATGTAACCCGACGCGAACGCGTCATTATCAGAAAGCAGCCTCCGGGCTGCTTTTTTTTATGCCAAAAAGAGAGAAAAAACATGGATCATATTGAAGAATTACGTCGTGAACGCGCGGGGATTAATCAGCAGGTTCAGGTACTGGCAGCAGTTGAAGCCGGCGGCGGTACGTTGACGGCAGAGCAACTGACGGAGTTCGCCAGCCTGCAGCAGCAGTTTGGTGATATCAGCGCCAAAATCGACCGTCTGGAAGCGGCTGAACGTGCGGCAGCTGTTGTGGCAAAACCAGTTAAAGCGACGCAGCAGGCACCTGCTGTCAGCGTTAAAACAGAGCCTAAGCAATATACCGGTGCCGGGATGACCCGTCTTGTTATGTCGATTGCAGCTGCACAGGGTAACGTTCAGGATGCTGCAAAATTTGCGGCAGAAGAACTGAATGACCCATCTGTATCGATGGCTATTAATACGGCGGCGAATTCTGGTGGAGTTCTTATCCCGCAAAACCTCCACAGCGAGGTGATCGAACTACTTCGTGATCGCACCATTGTTCGTAAGCTGGGCGCCCGCTCTATTCCGCTGCCGAACGGCAATATGGCGTTGCCGCGTCTGGCAGGTGGGGCGACGGCGAGCTATACCGGCGAAGGTAAGGATGCCAAAACGTCAGAAGCACGCTTCGACGATGTGAAACTTACCGCTAAAACCATGATTGCGATGGTGCCTATCTCTAACCAGCTGATTGGTCGCGCCGGGTTCAACGTAGAGCAACTGGTATTACAGGATATTCTTACCGCGATTTCTGTCCGTGAAGACAAGGCCTTTATGCGTGATGATGGCACCGGCGATACCCCAATCGGGATGAAGGCCCGCGCTACGGAATGGAACCGTCTGAAGGAATGGGATTCCGCTGCCGACATTAACCTGAATACGATTGATACGTATCTCGACAGCATCATCCTGATGGCAATGGATGGTAACAGCAACATGATTAGCTGTGGCTGGGGTATGTCCAACCGTACCTACATGAAGCTATTTGGCCTGCGTGATGGTAACGGTAATAAGGTTTACCCGGAAATGGCCCAGGGACTGCTGAAGGGGTATCCAATCCAGCGAACCAGCGCAATTCCTGCAAATCTGGGTACTGGTGGTAAAGAGTCAGAGATTTATTTCGCCGACTTTAACGATGTCGTTATTGGTGAAGATGGCAACATGAAAGTGGCGTTCTCGCAGGAGGCATCATATCAGGATGCAGACGGGAATCTGGTATCAGCGTTCTCGCGTAACCAGTCCCTGATCCGTGTCGTTACAGAGCATGATATCGGCTTCCGTCATCCGGAAGGTATGGTGCTTGGCACTAAGGTTCTGTTCTAACCACTGACGAATATGGCCCGCAAATGCGGGCTTTTTCTTTTTCAGGAGAAAAGTAATGGCAGGTAAGACACCAAAAACCGCAGTTAAAAATGAAGGTACTGCGGATATAGACCAAACCAGTACCTATGAAGATGGGACCGCGGTCCCAACGGAAGAAACCACAGTTAAAAATGAAGGTACTGCGGATACTGACCAAACCAATGCCCATGTAGATGGGACCACGGTCTCAACGGAAGTTAACGTAGAGCGTAAGGCTGTAACATTTCTGGGACCATATCATCGCTATTCCCGCGGTGATGTAGCCTGTTTCGATGTTCAGTATGCGGAAGCATTGGTTGAGCGACGAATTGCCATCTGGCCAGAAGATGCGAAAAAAGTATTAAGTCCCCAGTCGGGAGCCAGTGATCATGATACTGACATTGGATGAAGCTAAGACGCAGCTCCGTCTGGAGCTGGATTTTACCGCTCACGATGAGATGTTGTCATCGCTGATTAATGCCGCACAACGAAGCATAGAAAGAACCTATTACTGCAGGCTGGTTGAGAGTCAGGAACAGCTCGCTGCGCTGGGTAATGGTGAAAATGGCTACGTTATTGATGACGATATTAAGCTGGCAGCGAAAATGATGGTCTCGCAGTGGTATCTCAATCCAACAGGAACTGGTGACGAGTCTCCTGCCGATCTGGGCGTTGAATATCTGCTGTTTCCGCTCATGGAGCATACCGTTTGACTGCTCCCCGGCCTGAAGGCCGGGGTTTCCCGGAGGCATTCTGATGAGTGATAAACCACTTCGCCCCGGTGAACTGAACTGCCGGATAAAACTGAGCCATATTGAAATCGGGCGTGGGCCGCTTGGTGAGGAGCTTCCTGCCAGAGAGGTTCTGGATGGTGAAGCATGGGCTAAAAAGGAGCTGGTTTCAGGCCGTAAGGTTCGAACGCTGGATCAGCAACAGGTAGTTGAAACCTGTCTTTTTACGTTGTACCCGCGTGCAGTTGATATTGACTGGAAAGTCGCCACGACGAACCGAATTTATACGGTCAGGAACGTTGAGCGACTGGCAGATCGCATCGTTATAACCGGGGAGGCAGATACACGTCATGATCGAGTCAGCAATTAAGACGGCGCTGGAACGGATTACAGGGATGGCGGCTTATCCGCTTTTACTTCCGGATACTGTACAGGAAGGCGTGACGTTTCAACGAATTTCCGATCCGGGAATCTACGCCGGACTATTGCGAACAGGTTTGATTGCAGGCCGCTTTCAGATCTCACTTTACCTCCTGGATTCCTATACAGACCTGTTGCGACTGGACAGGAAAATCTGGTCCGAATGGAAGCAGATCGTACACGGCCAGCTTGACGGTTTTCCGGTTCAATATGTTGATCGAGGAGGGATTCATCAGGATAAAACAACCCTGACAAACGGGCGTAACCAGTACCGACTGGTTCGCGACTTTACCTTTGTTTATCCGGAATCAGCCGAATGATCAAAATGGAAGTTACAGGCCTGGATGAGCTGGAACGCCAGCTGATGGCCCTCGGAGAAAAAGTCGGTACAAAAGTCCTTAGAGATGCTGGTCGGGAAGCGCTAAAAGTTGTTGAAGAGGATATGAAACAACATGCTGGCTACGACGAAACATCTACAGCACAGCATATGCGTGACTCTATCAAAATACGCAACTCCAACCGAAAGAGCCGTGGTAGCACAGTAGTAACACTGCGGGTCGGTCCCAGCAAACAACATTATATGAAGGCATTAGCGCAGGAGTTCGGAACGGTTAAACAGGTGGCAGAACCGTTTATCAGACCAGCGCTGGACTATAACGTCCAGACTGTGCTGCGTGTGTTAGCTGTGGAAATCAGAAACGGCATTCAAAACAGGTAGCGACCGCTGCCAATATACAAAGAGAGAAAATTATGGCTGATCAAAAAACATCGCCAGAATATGCGATGCTGCCTGCCGGAACGATCGTCAAGTACGGCGAGGTTGGTGACGCTGAAGCAGCACTGAAACCTCTGGTTAACTGTAAAGCACTTGGAGCGACCGGACAGACAGGAGGCTTTGTCGATTGCACCACGCTTATTGATACAAGTAAGCAATCCATTTCCGATTTGCCGGAAGGGCCGGAAAAATCGCTGGGATTTATTGACGATCCGACGAACAGTGATTTTGCAGCGTTCCTTAATGCAGCAGAGCAGCGTAAAACTGTCCAGTTTTATATCGAACTGCCTAATGGCCGGACAGCATCAATGATTCTGGCGCTGGCTGGCTGGCAGGTTAACGAAATCACCGCCCCGGCCAGCGAGGTTATTCAGATTACCGTTCAGGGTAAGCAAAATAATATTAAGTGGGGAACAAAATCCGCAGCCCCGTCGGCACCAGGTAGTTAATTACTTATCTCTGACTATATCGCCGCCTGTTTATGGCGGCTTTTTTTTATTTTCGTTATACAGGATGAAATATGTCTGAATTTAACCTTTCAAAACTGAAAACAGCGCTGCTTAAAACTAAATCTGAGCCAGTTGAGACGGAAATTTTTGGCACAAAAGTTTATTTGCGCCGACTGACTGCAGCTGAATTGATTGATCATGAGGATGCGCTGATTGAGGCCCAGACAGAAGGTAATTCCCGTAAGGCGTCTGAGCTTAGTGTGCAGATCGTTGTCGACAGTCTGGTAACACCAGATGGTGAGCCAATTAAAGATAGCGATAAACCTACAGCACAGGAACTGCTGGCGGCACACGACAACGTCGAGCTTCTGGATGCTATCGATAAGGTCAAAAAACATTCCATCGGTAAGCTGGAAACCGCCGAAAAAAACTGAGTGACTCGCCCTGGCTGGAGCTGATTTTCTGGCTGGCCGATCGCTGGGGCGAGCCTGACCCGTCAAAGATTGCCGCACTGCCGGCAGACATACTTTTCCACTGGCGTGCTTTCTTCCTGAAACAGGGCATTTTTCAACGGCCCGAAGCAGAAGATATAAGCGCATCCACGCCATCTGTTGAATCATCTCCCGCAACGGTTAATCAGAGTATTGATGATCAGTGTGCGGCTGTTATGAGGGCATTAATGTAATGGGTGACGTTGCCTCTCTTGCCGTCGGGCTGCATCTCAATGCAGCTAATTTTAAATCACAGCTGATGAGCGCCTACGGTGATGCCGACAACCAGTCACGCCGTTTTAACCGCAATGCCCAGGCTGATGCTAAAAAAACAGAGGATGCATACCGGCGTGTTTCTGAGTCCGTAACCGGGCTTGCTGGCAGGCTGGCAGGATTTGCCGGAGCTGGTTTATCACTCGGTGCAATCATCAATACGACTCGTCAGTACGCACAGTCATTATCTGATTTACAGGCTATTACTGGCGCCAGTACTGCGCAGATGAAGTTATACGATCAGGCGGCACAGGAAATGGGCCGCACGACTGAATACAGCGCATCGCAGGCGGCTGAGGCTATCAAACTGATGGCCTCGGCTAAACCAGAGCTTCTGAGTACCTCTGAAGGGCTTTCTGCTGCTACTAAAGGCGCCCTGACGCTGGCGCAGGCAGCAGGTACGACGCTCCCGGATGCAACCAGAACACTGGCACTGTCATTAAACCAGTTTGGCGCCGGTGCGGAACAGGCCGATCGCTATATTAACGTACTGGCCGCAGGGGCTAAGTACGGCTCGTCTGAAATAGTGGATACCGCCGCTGCCATTAAAAATGGTGGCGTGGCGGCAGCACAGGCAGGCGTAGGGTTCGAGCAGCTTAATGCTGCAATTCAGGTACTTGCTGCGCGAGAAATTAAAGGTGGTGAAGCAGGGACAGCTTTACGTAACGTTATCCTCAACCTTGAAAAAGGGGCGGACAAAAGCCTGAAACCATCTGTCGTTGGGTTAAGCCAGGCGCTGGCTAATCTTGCAGGGAAAAACCTGTCGACGGCACAGGCGGTTAAACTTTTTGGTGTGGAAAACATCACTGCGGCATCGATACTGGTTGATAACCGGAGCAAACTGGATGAACTGACCACTGCGCTGACAGGAACGCAGACGGCACATGAGCAGGCTGCCATCAGGGTTAATAACCTGAACGGTGATCTTCTCAGCCTGACTTCGGCTTTTGAAGGTCTGATTGTTAAGGTGGGACAGAGCGGAGATGGCCCGCTGCGAAGTGGTGTTCAGACCATTACAGAAGCGCTGAATGGGCTGGCGGATAATTTTAATACGGTCGCCAACGTAGCGCTGTATACGTTGATTCCTGTTATAGCTACAAAATTGACTGCAGGAGTTCGCGGGAATATTAGTGCCTGGCGTGAAAATCAGGTGGCAGTGAAGGCCGCCGCACAGGCACAGGCAGATATAGCCAGGAAAACGCTGGAGAGTACAGCTGCGATTCTGGCGCAGAATAATGCTGAATTTGGCCATTATCGTGAAATGGAAAAAACGGCCAAATTATATGGTTTGAATGTCAGTTACCAGAGTGATTTTAACCGCCTGATCAGGCAGGAAACTGAGCAGACATTACTGGCCACACAGGCAAAATATCAGCTAAATATAGCCAATAAACAGTTGTCTATATCAGCGCGCGCTGCTTCAGTTGCTATTGGGTTGGCCAAAGGAGCGCTGGCATTGGTTGGCGGGCCATTTGGAGCAGCCATGCTGGCAGGGTCAGCATTGTTATATTTTCATCAAAAGGCCAAAGATGCGCGGCAGTCGGCAATAAACCTGAAAGATGCTGTTGTTGAAACCAATGAAGAACTAAAAAAACTGTCGCTTAACCAGCTCAACGTGAAACAGCTGGATATTGATGAACAGTTTGAGAATCAGGTTATTCAGCGAAATAAACTGATTAAACAGATTCAGGATGCGGACAGCCGTATTGATGGATTGAGCGGCTTCGATCCTTTTGGACAGCTTAAAGGCGTACAGAACGATAAAACCCGCTACAAAGGGGATCTTGATGCCGTTGAGCAGGGGTTAAAACTCCTCAAAGAACGAAAAAAAGTTATCAAAGAGGCGATAGAACAGGCTAAATCAGGGAAGACCGGCCCCACGCCTAAGCCGAATAAACCCGGAAAAAATGATACAGGACGTGACAAACCTAATACCACTTGGAGTGGAGAAGGCGGGGATACTGATAAGGAGAAAAAGGCAAAGGTTAACCAGTATGAACAACTGCGGCGTGAAATCGAGGCGGCGCACGCGTCCAGTCTTGGCCGTATCAACCTACAAGAGCAAGAAAGTTCGAGGAAGCTGGTTGAAGCGGCGAAGAAAAACGGCGTCAGTGATGCAGATCTCCAGAAAACCCTTTTACTGAATGCGGAAAACTACCAGAAAAAGCGTTTCGAACTGGCGGAGCAGTATGCGCCAGCCAGAGCGTCGCTGAATAAAGAGCGCGAAGCAAGTCAGGAGTTAAAATCCCTTTTAGATGCTCGCCTTCTTACGGAAAAAGAGTATCAGACGGCCCGAATTACGTTGGCACAAAGTACGGCCCGTGAACTGTTACAGGCCCAGGCTGATGCGGCATCTGCACCGTTGCTTAATATAGCTGGGACAGTAGACCCATTGGCAGATCTTCGCAATCAGCTAACCCAGCGCCAGGCACTACTGCAGGCATATTATCAGAACGATGCGATCAGCAAAGAGCAATACGAAATGCTGAAGCAAAAAGCCGCTAAGGATTCTGCTGATGCGCAATACCAGACGGCGGTAGAACTATATAAGTCGCAGGGGAATCTGAACAGTCTTGCTATTGGCCTAATGGAAACAACCCAGGAGCGAACCACTAACATGCTGACCGGCATGCTGACCGGGACGCAGACACTCCGGGACGGGATGATTGGGTTGTTTGCCTCTCTGACTCAGTCGGTGATTAAAAATCTTGTCGATATGGCAGCTCAGGCGCTCATAACCAATACCATTCTGAAGTCCATTATGGGTATCGGTGGAGGGCTTTTTGGCGGAGCTGCTGCGGGGAGTACCGGTACGGCCATCAGCAATTTTGGCAGCAGTTTTAGCTTTAATGCGAAAGGTGGTGTTTATGATTCACCGTCATTAAATTCCTACAGCAACGGCATTTATGACAGCCCAACCCTGTTTGCTTTTGCTAAGGGGGCTGGCGTGTTTGGTGAGGCAGGTCCGGAAGCCATTATGCCTCTGGCTAAAACGAGTGACGGAACGTTGGGCGTCAGGGCATTGGGGAACTCCGGATCTTCCGGTGGGGCCAGAGGGAATGGTGGCATTGTTTACTCGCCTGTATATCACTTTACCATTAAGAATGACGGTCAAAACGGGGAGATGGGACCGCAGGCATCCCAGATGTTAATCAAAATGGTTGATTCGCGTGTCATGGGTATCCTGAGAACTCAGGTTCGTGATGGCGGTATGCTGGCGGGAGGATAAATGAAAACCTTTCATTGGGCTCCCAGAGAGGGAATGCAGTCATCTGTCTCCCCTTCGGTGACTGTCGTTAAATTTGGTGATGGCTATGAGCAGCGTCGGCCATCTGGCCTTAACCATAAGTTAATTAATTTCCAGCTTGTATTTCGTACCACCTCGGAGGAATCCCGTAAAGCGTTAGATTCGTTTTTGTTGGAGCACGGCGGCTACAGGGCTTTTTTGTGGATTCCTCCCAAATATAACCGCACAATCCGCGTTGTTTGCCGGGAATGGACAGTCACCGACAACGCCACTTACTCCGATTTCAGTTGCAAGTTTGAGCAGGTGGTTATTTAGGAGCGCATATGCAAGATATCCCACAGGATATGCTGAACGAAACCACGAAAACCGAACAGTCTGCCCGCATTGAGTTGTGGGAAATCGACCTGACGGCGTTTGGTGACCAGCGTTATTTTTTCTCAAACGAACCTAACGAGAGGGGTGAGCCGGTTACATGGCAGGGCCGGAAATATGACATTTACCCGATACATGGCAGCGGGTTCGACCTAGTTGGGAAAGGTACATCTGCCCGCCCGACACTGGCGGTGTCTAACATGTTTGGGATGGTCACAGGTCTTGCGGAAGATGTACAAAGTCTGGTCGGGGCCACGGTCATTCGTCATCTGGTATACGCCCGTTTTCTCGATGCGGTAAATTTCAAAAACGGTAACCCGGAAGCGAACCCGGAACAGGAGGCTGTCAGTCGCTGGAGGGTAGAGCAGTTATCCGAACTGAAAAAAACCACGGCGACCTTCGTGCTGGCCACGCCGACCGAAACGGACGGCAGTGTGTTCCCAGGCAGAACGATGCTGGCCGATGTCTGCAACTGGGCCTACCGCTCGCAGGAGTGCGGTTATACCGGCCCACCCGTCGCGGATGAGTTTGACAAACCCACAGCCGATCCGTCGAAGGACGCATGCAGTAAATGCCGTACAGGGTGTGAACTGCGTAATAACCTGCCACGCATCGGCTGCTTCCTTTCCATTAACCGTCTTTCCTGATGGATACACCCATGAAAAAAACTATCTTGGCGCATGCCGCTGCGTGTGCACCGGAAGAATCGTGTGGCTATATAGTGAACTCGTCTGCAGGGGAGCAGTATTTTCCCTGCCAGAATCTTTCAGCTGAACCGACCATGTATTTCCGTATAGAGCCGGAAGATTACCTTCAGGCGCAGGCGGCAGGCGATGTGGTGGCACTGGTCCACAGCCATCCCGATGGACTGCCGTTTCTCAGCGATGTCGATCGTTGTCTGCAGGTGCAGAGTGGACTGCCGTGGTGGCTGGTCTGCGATGAACGGATATACAAATTTCGCTGCGTTCCGTTCCTCACAGGGCGGGCATTTGAGCACGGCGTGACGGATTGCTACGCCCTGTTCCGTGATGCGTACCATCTTGCCGGTATTGACATGCCTGATTTTACGCGGGGTGAGGACTGGTGGAAAAATGGTGAAAACCTGTATCTGGATAATCTAGAGGCGACAGGTTTTTACCGGGTGAGTGCCGGAGAGGCACAACCCGGAGACATTCTGATTTGTTGTTTTGGTTCATCGGTTGCCAACCATGCCGCGATTTATTGTGGTGATGGTGAATTGCTGCACCACCTTCCTGATCAGCTAAGTAAACGCGAGAGGTATACCGACAAATGGCAACGCCGCACACACTCGATATGGCGACACAGGGCATGGCACGAGTCTGCCTTTATGGGGATTTACAGCGATTTGGCCGCCGCTTCAGCCTCAGTATAAAAACGGGGGCCGAGGCCATTTACGCGCTGACTATGCAGATACCTGGCTTTCGGAAAAAAATGAGCGAAGGATGGTATCAGATACGTATTGTCGGCCTGGATGTTGATGAGACAAGCATGTTAGCCCGTCTGCATGAGCCGCTGCCTGACGGGGCCATTATTCATATAGTCCCGCGTATGGCCGGGGCAAAATCTGGTGGTCTGTTTCAGGTGGTGTTAGGGGCTGTGGCAATAGGTGCGTCCTTTTTTACGGCAGGCGCTTCAATGGCTGCATGGGGGGCAGCGTTATCTGCCGGTGCTATTTCGGCATCCTCGGTTCTGTTTTCTATGGGGGCAGCCATGATGTTGGGTGGAGTAGCTCAGATGCTAACGCCGCAGGCAAAAATACCCTCGTCCCGACAGACCGATAATGGCAAACAGAACACCTATTTTTCCTCGCTGGACAACATGGTAGCGCAGGGGAATGCCCTGCCTGTGTTGTACGGTGAAATGCTGGTTGGCTCCCGCACAATCTCCCAGGAAATTAGTACGCGGGATGAAGGCGGCGGCGGGCAGGTAGTAATCATCGGACGTTAGGATAAAAGTTATGATTAACATTTTGTATTCATTTACTATATAGCATTCACAGATAAGTATATGGATATAAAATGTTAAATCTATTTAGATATTTAATTGCGTTTTTCACATTTAAAGTTGCAGATAATAGCCGCCAGAAAGGAGCCTTACAGGCTCCGCTAGGGTTAACGTGGGGGTTGGACATTAATGAAATTAAAAAAGAACTTGAAGTAGTATCAGAGAATACACTTGATGAAAGAACAACGAATTTTATTTTTAATCCAAAAATTAAACTGTTTGGTTTTGAAAAATATGAGTTAACTATTGATGAAAAGTATGGCCTGATAGATGTAACAATGACTGAGTATTTCAACAGTGATAACTTCCATATTCATGGCAAGGGTAGTTATTATGATATCAATAAAATTCTTTCCAAAAAATACGGCCCCCCTTCATCTGTACGAAACCCTGAAGATGATTCAGATTATGGTGCTGACGTATCTATCTCCTCATTGCACAAAAAAGATACCAATGAGTTTTTAAAAAACAGATGGAGTTCATTTTATAATTTTAAATTAGGTGGGTGGATAAATGTTTCCTTAAAAAATAATAACCCGCATGATTCTTTTTTAATGCTTGAATATACATCTGCAAATGCAAAGAAAGTTATTTATGAACAGGTAGATAAAGAAAAAGAAAGCATGTCTGAATTTTTATAATCCCATGAGCATTAAGTTTATTTCTTAATCTATGTAAAATCGAAACAGAACCGCCTCCGGGCGGTTTTGTCGTTTCAGAGGGAACAGATTATGGGTAAGGGTGGTGGCAGCAGTAAAACGCCGCACGAGGCTCCTGACGACCTGAAATCCAGCCAGGTGCTGACCGTTGTTGATGCCATCTGCGAGGGGCCGATTGAAGGTCCAGTGGACGGGCTGAAAAGTGTCAGAATTAACAAAACGCCGGTCCTCGACAGAGACGGTAACGCGATGATCCACGGTGTCACTGTTGTTTACCGCGTGGGGGAGGATGAGCAGACCGCGATGGAGGGGTTCGAAGACTCCGGCGCTGAAACCCTGCTGGGTGTGGAGGTGAAGAAGTCAGAGCCGGTGACCCGCACCATTACCGCTAAAACGCTGGACCGCCTGCGCTTTACATTTGGTGTGCAGTCGCTGGTCAGCACCAGTACCAAAGGCGACCGCAACCCGACCAGCATACAGATGCTGATCCAGTTTCGCCGGGACGGGCTGTGGCGAACGGAGCGGGATATCACCATTACAGGTAAAACAACCACGCAGTTTCTGGCATCTGTGGTGATCGATGATTTGCCGCCCAGACCGTTTGAAGTCCGTATGCTGCGTATCACTGATGACAGTACGACAGACCTGCTGCAGAACAAAACAGTATGGTCGGGCTATACAGAAATCATTGATGTAAAACAACGCTATCCGAATACCGCCGTTATTGGGGTAAAAGTGGACGCGGAGCAGTTTGGCAGCCAGCAGGTCACGCGAAACTATCTCCTGCGCGGGCGTATTGTGCCGGTGCCGTCGAACTACGACCCGGTAAAACGGACCTATATGGGAATATGGGACGGGACGTTTAAACCCGCCTGGACAGATAATCCGGCCTGGTGTGTGCTGGATATGCTGACTCACCCGCGCTATGGCATGGGAAGCCGCATTGGTGTTGCCGATGTGGACAAGTGGGCGCTGTATGCCATTGCACAATACTGCGATCAGTCTGTACCGGACGGCTTCGGCGGGACAGAGCCGCGTATTACCTGCAATGCGTACCTGACTGACCAGCGTAAGGCGTGGGACGTGCTGGGGGATTTCTGTTCCCTGATGCGCTGCATGCCGGTCTGGAACGGTAGTAAACTGACCTTTGTGCAGGACCGACCCGCCGATAAAGCCTGGACCTATACGCAGAGTAACGTGGTGATGCCCGCTGACGGTGCGCCGTTCGTCTACAGCTTCAGCGCGCTGAAAGAGCGCCATAATGCTGCCGAGGTTCGTTACACCGACCCGAACAATGGCTGGGAAACGTCAACCGAACTGGTGGAAAACGACGCTGCTATCCGGCGCTACGGTCGCAATGTCCTTAAGATGGACGCGTTCGCCTGTACCAGCCGGGGGCAGGCCCACCGCGCCGGACTGTGGGCCATCACCACCGAATTACTGGAAACGCAGACGGTGGATTTTTCCGTGGGGGCAGAAGGGTTGCGTCACGTTCCCGGCGATATCATCGAGGTCTGTGACAGTGATTATGCCGGCGTGACCGTTGGCGGACGCGTCCTGTCAGTCGACAGCCTTTCCCGTATGCTTACGCTGGATCGTGAGGTGGAGATACCGGCAGGCGGCAATGTGGTGCTGAACCTGGTGGGCAGTGATGGCCAGCCTGTTACCGTCGCGGTCACTGCGCACCCCGCCCCGGACCGCGTTATCGTCAGCCAGTTACCCGATGGCGTGGCGGCGTATAGCGTGTGGGGGCTGAAATTACCGGACCTGCGCCAGCGCCTGTTTCGCTGCGTGGCTATACGGGAAAACGATGACGGAACGTATGCCATAACCGCTGTGCAGCATGTCCCGGAGAAAGAGAGCATAGTGGACAACGGAGCGAAATTTGACCCGTTGCCCGGAACCAGCATCACGAATACACCGCCCGCCGTGCAGCATCTCACTACGGAGATTCTGGCAGAAGAGGGACAGTATCAGGCGCGGGCGCGCTGGGATACCCCGCGCGTGGTGAAGGGGGTTAATTTCTCCCTGCGCCTGACAGTGAAAGCGGAAGATGATAGCGACCGCCTGGCCAGCAACCTGACCCTGACCGAAACGGAGCATACCTTCCGCAACTTGACGCCGGGGCGTTACACCCTGACGGTCCGGGCAGTTAACAGCCAGGGGCAGCAGGGAGACCTGGCCAGCACGCAGTTCAGCATCGCCGCGCCGGAGGCACCATCATTTATCGAACTCACCCCTGGCTATTTCCAGATTACAGCCACACCGCGTCAGGCGGTACACGACCCGACGGTGCAGTATGAGTTCTGGTTTTCAGACGCGCAGATTACGGATATCCGCCAAGTGGAAGCCGGTGCGCGTTATCTTGGCACGGCGCTGTACTGGATTGCGGCCAGTAGCGGTATCAAACCCGGCAAGGATTATTACTTCTATATCCGGGCGGTAAATCAGGTCGGTAAATCCGCATTCGTGGAGGCGACCGGGCAGGCCAGCAACGATGCCGCAGGCTATCTGGATTTTTTCAAAGGGCAGATAACTGAAAGTCACCTGGGTAAGGAGCTGCTGGAAAAAGTAGATCTGACGGAGGATAACGCCAGCAAACTGCAGCAGTTTTCGAAGGAGTGGCAGGACGCTAACGATAAATGGAACGCCATGTGGGGCGTCAAAATAGAGCAGACCAAAGACGGCAAATATTATGTGGCCGGACTTGGACTGAGCATGGAAGACACGCCTGACGGGAAGATAAGCCAGTTCCTGGTGGCGGCGGATCGCATTGCTTATATTAACCCGGCAAACGGAAACGAGACGCCAGGATTCGTCATGCAGGGCGACCAGATAATCATGAACGAGGTGTTCCTGAAATATCTGAGCGCGCCGACCATTACCAGTGGCGGGAATCCTCCGGCATTTTCCCTGACGCCGGATGGAAAGCTGACTGCGAAAAATGCGGATATCAGCGGGCATATCAACGCTGTATCTGGCTCGTTTACGGGAGAAATCAATGCCACCTCCGGTAAGTTTTCTGGCGTGATAGAAGCAAGAGAGTTTGTCGGTGATATCTGCGGCTCAAAAGTCATGCAGGGCGTGAGCATCAGGGCGACGAACGACGAACGCAGCACCTCAACACGGTATACCGACAGCGCCACCTATCAGATAGGGAAAACCATCACGGTGATGGCTAACTGTGAGCGTAACGGTGGCTCAGGTGCCATCACCGTCACGATAAATATTAACGGCCAGGTGAAAACGGCGGAGGTTATGCCGTATACCGCAGGGATTCCGGCCATGTATCAGACCGTTGTCTTTTCGGTCTACACCACTTCACCTGTCGTGGATATCAGCGTCTCCCTGAGGGTTAGCGGGCAGTACACCACTGCTGCTTCCGTCTGGCCGCTGGTGATGGTTTCCCGGTCGGGGAGCAACTTCACAAATTGACCAGGTGCGCGACAAGCCCCGCCCTTCAGGGCGAGGAGGATGTCAACGGATTTCCGGTCCCTTTCGTTTAACAGGAACAAATCTGACTGCTCCCCGGAGGCATTCTGATAAATGGGAAGCCTGCCTGCGGGCTTTTTTATGGAGGTGATATGCCAGTTATATCAGGCACTCTTATTGATGGTGCTGGTCAGCCTGTACCGGGCTGTACCATTCGTTTGCGGGCGCTGAACACAACCAGTGCGGTGATTGCGACTGTCACTGCAGATGTTGGCACGGAAGCCGGAAAATATCGTATTGATGCACAGCCCGGAGACTATGCCGTGACGCTGGCGGTGGAAGGCTTTCCACCAGCTCTGGTCGGGAACATTGAGGTCCGGCCTGACTCACCGGACGGGGCACTGAATGATTACTTGCGTGCGGTGAAGGATGAAGACCTGACCAGCGAGGCTATGAAGCTGTTTCAGGAGCTGGCATCGCAGGCCAGAGAAAGTGCTGATAAAGCCAGAGAGGCAGAAGACAGTGCTTCAGGCAGTGCCACTGCCGCGCGGAAAAGTGAGCAGGCTGCCGCTATGTCAGAAAAGGTATCAGCGGAAAGTGCTGCAGCTGCTGCAGCTACAGCCACGCAGACTGAAGCCGCAAAAGAGAGCGCAGTTCAGGCCAGTCGCAGGTCTGAGAATAATGCGGTTGCCGCGCGGAAAAGTGAGCAGGCTGCCGCTATGTCAGAAAAAGCATCGGCAGAAAGTGCAGCAGACGCTGTTGACTCAGCCACGAAGGCTGATGCAGCCAAAGTTGCTGCGCAAGAGGCCGCTGCTTCAATAACGGTAACGGAAGCGCCTGAAGACAGTATATGTTATGTGCGGCGCAACAAAGTGTGGGTGCGCCAGGGGGCTTTTGATGTAGCCGTGTCCTCCTCAGCCGGCATGGTCGATGCACTGTCACACCAGTTATTCATCCTGGATGGCACACAGGATAACACGGTGACGTTTACCCGTTTACCTGAAGGGCGGGCGATGGTGCTGGCGCTGGTTTTCCGGGGGCAGGGGGGGACCATCACCTGGCCGGAAAATCTTAACTGGTCGCAGAATGATACTCCGCAGTTGTCCGCATCCCGAACTGTCATCACGGTGCTGTGGGATGGAGAAACACTGACAGGCACTATGGCAATGGCAGTTTGACATCCTTCACGTCCTTTAGGACGTGGAGGATATTAAGGCGAATAACGTAAGGAGGTCAGTATGTTTATGTTACTGCTCAGCGGTAACCGGTATACCCCTGATACCTTCATTTCCGTCAGGCAGGTGTATGGCTCGGTGATGCAGAACACAGGATTATCGGTGGTGGTCAGGTCTCTGCGGGGGGAGGCCGTCAGCAGAGGGCTTATGCTTAACGTGCCCGTCAGGACTGTCGGTGGAGCGGTCCTGAGTGGTGGGGACACACTGGTTAAACCGGTGAAAAGTCTCTACGGTTTTCTTTTAGTGACAAAAGAGGTGTGA